GTTTAGTGGATTGACCGGTTGGATGACTGACTTTCAGAATCGCGTTCCAGAGAACAATCGTTGGTTTAGTGGATTGACCGGTTGGATGACTGACTTTCAGAATCGCGTTCCAGAGAACAATCGTTGGTTTAGTGGATTGACAGGCTGGGTAACGTCATTGGGAGACTCAATTCCGATATCTGGAAAATGGTTCAGTGGAATTTTAGGATATGTTAATCAGGTTCAGAAACAATCTGGAGTATCGCTAATTCTTTCAGGGATAACAGGATTTATTTCAAGCATAGTTTCAGGTACTAAAAAATCCACAGGCGGAGCTTTTTATGGTGGAAGATGGCATGACATACCACAGTTTAGCGGTGGAGGAGTTATTACAAAAGACTTTATGTTAAGCTTTAGCGCCATTCCACGATATGCAGGCGGTACTGTAAATGCAGGTTCGATGTTTATTGCAGGCGAAGCAGGACCAGAACTTGTTGGACATGTAGGCGGACGCACAGAAGTACTCAATGAATCACAACTTGCAAGTGTGATGCAAAGTGCAGTAGCAAGCGGAATGCAAGCTGCAATGTCACAAATGGGTGGTAATGGAAATGTAACCGTCAACGTAACGCTCCAAGGAGATGCAAGGCGCATCTTTGAAGTAGTAAAGAGCGAGAATAATTCGCGTGTTATGCAGACTGGAAAAGCTCAGTTTTTAACATAAAGGAGGAGGTGAAAAATGGCAGAACCGACAAAGACCATTACTATAAGTGGTCTAAAGCTAAAGTTAAAATCAATTACAATTGATGACAATATCATTTGGAGTAAAAACACAGGAAGAGTTGCATCAGGCGAAATGGAGGGAGACATTGTTGCAAGAAAGGCAAAATTGATTGTTACATTAGCACCAATGGACGATAAAGAAGCGGTAGGCTTCTCGGCAGCAGTTAATTCTGCCTTTTTTCCTATTGAGTACAGAAATCCCAAAACAGGACAAAACTGCGAAAAAAACTTTTACGCTGGAACAGTGACATATCCAGTCTATTCTTATGTTGATGGATTGCCTAGATATGTTGGTGCTGCTGCAAATTTTATCGAAAAATGAGGTGCTAAAATGAAGATGTCAAATAGAACACTGGTAAAGACAATCAATGGACTTTTATCGTTTAAAAACAATGGTACAAGGAAGCCGATTAAGGCAATTTACGCAATTAACCGTAATATTGAAATGTTGGATAAAGCTGCGATTCCTTTTCAAGAATCAAGAAATGAATTGATTGAAAAGTACTGCGATAAAAAGAAAAATGGCGACATTGTCCCTAAAAAGGGAATGGAGCAAAATTTAGAAATGGAGTTGGGTGAATTACTGGATGGAATTGAAGTTGACGTAGATGTTTACAAAATTCCAATTAGCCTGATCGAGAATATAGAAGCATCAGAGCTTGAATTTGAAGCAATTAACATGATGCTAGAGAAAAGTGAGGTGGAAAAAGCATGACATATGATTATATGGTGAAACAAGATGGACAGTTTTATAAACCTGGTCAAGATGTGCCAGATATGGGTACATTAGTGTGCACGTCTGCGCAAGGGAATGTACGTAGTTATGAGGGACTTGTAAAAGATGTAGGCAAGCTGCCGACGTATGTTGCAACAGGCAGCTCTTTTCTGGCAAGTGATACTGGCGATTATTATAAATTTGAAGAGTCAACGCAGCTTTGGAACAAAATATAAATAGGAGGCGGCAATGAAACCAGAGGATGTGCTTGGAATTGTAATTCAAAAGTTAAGAGATGGCGGTATTACTGATGAACAGATCAGTAACGCAGTAGAGAAATATTATAATCGGCATCCATTAGAGACTGACAAGACATTAAGCGTTTCTGGTGGAGTTGCGGATGCAAAGGCGGTCGGAGATGAACTTGCTGGAAAAGTATCTGGTATAGGAATTGAACTGTTTTACAACGAAGAAAAGCAATGTTTAGCCGTAAAGGTAGAGGGGTAAGGTGATGATATGGGACTTTGGACTGAATATAAAAAGAAAACAAAAGTAGAGTCATCAGACACCTTTCTTGTCTACGATATGCAGGATGGTGTACGACAAGTCACGGGGGACAATGTTAGAGCGTCATTCCGTGATGCTCCTGATGCCACACTAAAAAAGCCAGATGTACCAGCTGAATCTAAAGTAGTTGGAGATAGGCTAGCAAAGATTGAATTAAAAAACAATGAACAAGACACAACGTTAAAAACAAAGGCCGGCGGAAGTGGAATTGAGTTTTTTTACAATGCAGCTAAAGGCTGTTTATCCGTAAAAGTCACAACTGAGTAAGGAGATTAATTGCATGGCAGAGACAAAAATATTGAATCTAGCAAGTTTCGAAGATGTAGAAACGTTGAAACAAACAACAAAATCGCAGGGTGAAGAAATAAGTCAGGTAAAGGAAGATTTAGGTAACTATTATCCAAAGAAACAAGGCGCGTTCAAATGCATAAATATGGTTTCAAATTTGCCTGATGAAGTAATTATGCCATCTGGAATTGAAAAAAATATTTTGGATGGTGTATGTGCTATCAATGGTACATCTACAATTGATTATCCAAATCTCATTATCAAAAAATCTATATTAGCAAACCATGTATATTTGTTCTCTGTAAAGATGAAAGAGAATGAAAATACCGTTCAAACATGTTCTCTTATAACAAGAATTGGAACGAAACCTATTACACGAAACACATTAGGTGAATATCCCACACAGCTTTTTGAGTATAAAAATTACCTTGAGTACACTACTTTTTGTGCACTCTTCTCACACAATTCAGATGCGGATGTCGATTTCTCAATTTCGTTTGATCTTACAAAAACTAGCAAAAAAGTAGCTATTTCTGCAAAGGATATCATCATTACGGATGTAACAGGATTGTCAGATACACAAATAATAGAAATTGTAGAAGCTGGAATGAAAGATGATGTGTATTATAATCCCGGTAAAAATGTTGCAGATGCTTTGTCTGATCAAGCAAAGGAAGATATCACAGTTGAAACAATAAAGAGAATGTATCCAAATCCAAACGGATATTGGTATGGAAAGAAATGCTTGGTTATTGGAGATAGCACATCTGCCACTGAACAATGGCAAAAAAAACTTTCCGAAAATCTCGGTATGAGTGTAACAACTCACGCAAAAGGTGGAATTGGATTTTTGCAGATGGTGGTTGGTAGTCTTGGGTACGAAGGCAATTATGATAACGAAACAGGAAACACTGGCGTTTTACAACCATTAAAAGCAATTGATGTGTATGACAAAGATTTAATCATTATTTTTGGCGGATTTAACAACAGGGGTACTAAACTCGGTGAAATCACTGATTTATACAAAACTGATGGAACAGGACAAAATACCGTGACTGGACAACTGCAATTCGTGCTTAATTGGATATATGATTTACTGAAAGGAAATGAATCTTATGCTCAAAATTTAAAGTGTAAAATCGTCCTTGTAACACCGTATTGCTGCGGAAAATACAGTTATGCCGACTATGACGGTTATGGTGGTGACAGTTGGGCGGGTTATACATTGCGTGAAATGTGCGACAGAATTGTTGAAATTGCTGCGTTAAACAACTGTTCTAGTTATAATGCGTGGGAAAACAGTGGAATTGGTCGTCATACATGGACAATTTATTCCGCATCTCCTACCGCAACGAAAGAAGCGGGAAGTGATGCTGCACCGTATCCTACAAATGCAGACCAACTACACCTCAACAATTCCGTAGGATATCCACATTTAGGGGATTGTATTTCTGCTTTTGTGAACGGAATTGTTTAATTAACTAAAGATAGCGTTTCAATGCCCTAACGGGCTTATCTTTTGCTCATTCTACATAATGCGTGGGAGGGTGTAAGGAAAAGACTTGAAGCATATGCATACAATGATTTAGCTCGTTTTGAACCATTGCAAGGCGGAAATGCATTCATTGATGAGGAAGGAAAGGTGATCAAATGTATCAAGGAGCCATTGAAATAAGAAAATGTAAAGCTTGTGGAAAATCGTACGAGCAACAGATGGGCACACTTGCAATAAAATCACATTCATTTAATACATGTCCATATTGTGGAGGAAGTACAGAGCCTGATCAGAAAAAGAATGAGGAAAGACATGAAAAAATAGAAGAAAGGTTTAAAAGGTTGTATAAGATAGCAGAGCTTCAGAAACAAGTTTGATGTAAAATAGAGTAGAATTGGTGATACCGTAGGCAAAGAGCCTGCGGTATTTTTATATACGAAAAAACCCTTGGAGGAGGGAAACGCTATGTATCAGGTATCAGAAGCATTAGATAAAGTTATATCAGGCAGTGGAAGAACGTTCCGCGCAAGACTAAACGGAATATCAGATGGAATCCAAGAGATAGTGCAAACAAATTTTTCAACCCCTGATAGCTATTTTTATGTGGGTGGAGCTACAGCTTCTAAAATAGAAGTGTCCATGTTTACAAAGTCGCAAGATTTTGTAAAAGGTACGGAAGTAAGACTTGAAATTGGAGCAACAGCTGATGGCGCTATAGAATGGATACCAATGGGGTATTTTACAATAAAAGAGCAAAAAAAAGACCGAAATCTGCTTACTTTTACAGCATATGACAGGCTAGAGTCAAAGTTAGCTAAAGCATATAAAAGCAAAATCACAAACTATCCAGTAGAAAGTAAAGAATTTTTAACTGATATAAGTGAACAGACAGGTGTCGAGTTTGATACAAGCAAATTATCCGATAGCCTGATGATAGATAAAATATTGACGGTTAACGACCAGTCGGGAGAGAAATCATACAAAGAGCCGTTTGATGGTTTCACAATGCAGCAGGTGGTTGGATACATCGCACAACTCCATGGTACATTTGCTATATGCGATAGAAACGGAAAAGTAACATTTAGATGGTATGGAGCGTTAGCAACTGATCACCCAGGAAAGATAGGCGATACAGCAGGTAGCTATTTAGAAGACCAAAACTTATCATTTATCTATAATACAATCGAATTTTTAAAAGAATCACACACGTATCTGATTAAGACCAATAGATATTTTGATGATCTGCTACAATCAGAAACGATGTGCCAAATCTCAGGTATTAGTTGCGATACAGAGAACGATCATTATGAATCAGGAACAAATATAAATACAAATTTAAGCAATCCAGTAATGACACAGGAATGGCTCAATAAAATCCTTAAAAAAATAAAGGATATGAGCTATTATCCGGTATCATTTTCATTTATGGGAGATCCAAGGCTTGACGTAGGCGATGTTGTTACAATAGTTGATGCCAAAAATAATCTTATAGATGTTCCAGTGATGCAGCACACCATTACATTTGATGGTGGTTTGCTGTCAGAAGTGGCATCTTATGGTTTTGAAGAAAAAGAGGTGAAAAGTCCATCTGAAATAGCGTTGCAACGAGTTAAAGATGATATTCTTAGCCTTCAGGAAATTACGGCAAAAAAAGCCACATTCAATCAATTAAACGCTGTAGATGCAAAGATCACCAACTTGCAGGCAAGCTCAATCACGGTAAATGATGCAAATATATTATTTGCCAGACTTGATAAAGCGAATATTCAGCAGGGGTGGATAACAAGTGTAATGATTGGTGATGCGCAAATTACCAATGCGAAAATTAAGGATATGTCTGCTGATAAAATAACAGCAGGCGTTATAGATGCCTCAGAGGTCTCTATCATCAATTTAGATGCTGCCAGTATCACCACAGGCACTATTACTGGACTAGATGCATTTTTTAATAAGACCTTTAAGGTAATTAGCCCAACGTCAGATACAGAGGAATTTATAATTAGTGCAACGTCAGAAAGTGTTATGATCGGTACAAGAATGAAATCTGGTGAACTATATCTGCAAAAAGCAATGATAAGCATTGGTGATGAAGATATGGCTATAACAACAAAAGGCTATTTACGTTTAACTGGTTCACAACACTTAAGTCTTACATCAGCGAATGATATAGTGTTATTCCCTGGCGTGTCAAATAGCGAAAAAGATGTATACATCAACGACGGCTCAACCAATAACGCAATATTGCATGTTGGAAACTTTGAAAATTTAATAACGACAGTTGAGAATTCCCGAAACTCAAAAAAATTGAGCGGAATGGAAATAGTTGATGTCTCAAAGAATATTTCGAACGCAATTCCATGGATTGACCAGACTGGTGTGATGGAGATTGGAAAATATTTGGATTTCCATGAGTGGAACGCAGATAATACTGATTTTAGCGCTAGGTTGGAAGTTTTTGAAAAATCGTTACGAATAACCGCAGGAATAACTACTGCGTTAGACCTTAATGGAGTTGGAAATGCATCATACATAAAATTTAGTGGAAGTGGAACAACGCTAGGATGGATTGGCTTAAACAGGAAAGATGGATCGCTGATGTTGTATGACAGCAACGAAAAAGAATATCGCATATTAGATGAGACATCTATATCGTTTGGAACAGCAGAGCCGATTAGCAATGGAAGAAAAGGCGATATCTATGTTCAGACATCTGATAGTGGAAATGGATGGAAAAAAGCTGTTGCAATTTATTATTATTCCAACTGAAATGATAGAGAACACCCTATCATTTCAAATTATTAAGATAAGAATCTTTTCTCTCGCAAACAGATTGCTTTGCTTGCTGTATCGATTCTTCTAAATGTTTCAAGTCAGGCTCTATAAAAGCGTCTTTAACCTCGCCGCGTGCCTGCCGAATCAGAAAATTGTCGAGATATGCTTGAGCTGACGTTATACGGTCAGCAAGTGGCAACTTGTTCAATGCTGTAAGCATATCAAGCTGTGCGTGCCAATCAGAACCAGTATCACAAAAGACATTGTAATACAGACGTTTCAGATACTCAGCGTCTTCGTGCTTTAAGTATTCCTGCAGAGCAGACAGTGTCTCGTTGTCTTTTTTAGGATGATAAATGCGTTCATATTTATCTGGATCATAGATAGCCATAAGACATTTTTCCACATCGACACCACATCTGTCAAACCACTCTAGCAGCGCTGGAAAGTCTGGCGCACCAAGACCATTCTCCCAGTTTTTTATTGTTCCTACGCTCTTTCCAAGTGCTTTTGCCAAATCCATTTGTGACAATCCTGCATTTTTGCGCACATAAATTATAACTTTTATAAGTCGTTCAGTATCAGCTACTCGATTCCTCATGTCAAAAACCACCCTTCATATTCGTTCAAAATGTCATTTTTACAATAAATTGTACTTTGGCAAAAATAAAAAGTATAATTTATTGGCTACATCAAGCAAAAAGCAAAGTCAAAGTTTTTTAGTGTTTAAAAGCCTGAGAAATAGCTAAAAAACTTTGACCGAAAAAAATGTGAACAAAGTCAATACAATTGTAGTCACCAGTGCTATTATCTATACCATAGCAGAAAAGAGAAAGGAGGCTACTAATGATGACAGTTTACAACTGCAAAGCAACAGAGTCAATGGTTAATTTTGCCATTATTCATGGCAAATTACTAGACAATTTTACAACATTAGACTGTTTAGAAAGTGATTTTTGTTCAAACACTATTGAGACAAGCCGTTTGAGTGGAGTAAAGGATGAAATACCAATCGCTGTTGCAAAGGATAGAATCGGGGCTTTGAAGCGTCAGGATGAAGTGACAGTGATTGGAGAATGGCGAAGCAAGAATTATTACACCAGTGACGGCAAAAGGCATGTACAGCAGTACTTTCTGGTCCGTGAAATCAAAGTAGAAAGCGGGGAATATCGAAACCAAATTGCATTGACTGGGTATTTATGCAGCAAACCGATATATCGCACAACACCATTAAAAAAGGAGTTATGTGAGCTTATAGTTGCTGTAAATCGCCCATATGGCAAGAGCGATTATTTACATTGTATTGTCTGGAACCAACTCGCTCGAAAGGCATCAAATTTAAAGGTTGGGGAAAAAATTAGACTGTCTGGAAGAATCCAGAGCAGAACTTATATCAAAAGAGAACATGAAACAGAAACAATTAAAGTTGCATACGAAATTTCTGTGGATACATTTGCAAAGGAAAGGTGATTATATGTGTGATGTGGTTAGACGTTTTTTAGATAGTATCGTGGAATTAAAAGGCAACGAATATGTAAAAAGAGCGATTGCATATATATCCACGTTTATTCCGGAAGGAAAACGTAACGAAATGGAATTGCTTGATTTTTTGTATCAGTTAACAGATAGAGATGACGTAAAGGAATATCGCTGTGAGCTGATTGCACAGGCAATGACAAGAGAATAGAGGAAAGAGAGGGCAATGAATGGCAGAAAGCAGAACTGAAAAGGAGATTGAAAAAGATGCTGAAGAAGCAACGATGCGGTGTTATAAGAAAAAGATCAGAGAGCTCTTGAGGAGTGAAGAAAGATTGAGCACACTCAGAGTCGTCTATTATATCTTGACAAAATAAAAAGAGGGCATCCAGTAATGGGTGTCCTCTTAATGTTTTACTGGGCTGAAACAATTTTATCATTCTGCTCCAAGATATCAGATGCATCTTTCCATGCATAGTTAATCTGGATTGTGCTTGGAGCGGCAGCATCCTTACCATAATCACAAGAGTGGATTGATAAGATGCAGGTCTTTGTTTCCCAAACAGTAAAATGACCATCATAGAGATTAAATATAAATGAGTCGCCCTTATTCGAGAAAGAATCTTCGTCATAATCCTGTGAAGGTTCGCCATAAGTAGCTGTTAATTGCTCTTTTAAATCATTTGCCATTGGGCTAACATCATTTGTATTAAATTCGTATGTAACACCGTACAGCATAGCATTTGCCACATTATAGTCAATTACACCGTCTGCTGAAGGGCAAACAAAATACGCATATACAGAAGATGTTGTATATCCAAAGGCTGGCTGCTGATAGTTTGAAGCGAAAGCACTTGCCATAAAACCAGTCGAATCATAGTCAACACCAGTAATTCCACCATAGATAATATCATCAACTGAATAGACAGGAAGCGCCTGATCTATAGATGCTTGGAGGTTAAGTTCTGGTGTTAAGCTCTGCACACTCGCAAAATTTGTCCCCCACGGAATATCCTTGAACAGGATATCACCGTCTGGGAGTTCTGCCTCGGTTTCTGCCTCAGAACTCTCTTCCTCATCACCCTCAAGCAATTCATTATATAGTTTAAGAAGATCGTTGTAGTCTTTGAGCAATTCATTATACTTTGCTTCATAATCAACAGAAGTTTCTGCTTCTGTCTCTACTTCACTTTCTGCAAATACTGGCACTGCTTGCAATGCCATACAACTACACAGTACAGCTACAAATTTCTTTTTCATGTCCTTTTCTTCCTTTCCTTTTGTGCTTGTGTTGCACTATGTAAATAGTATAAACAGGTTTTCACAAAATAGCAACCAGAAATTCGCCTTGTATACAAAACAAATGGGTATCCGCATTACGGATACCCACTGTCTGGTTAATTAGTTTTGTTTGTCATTGGTGCCTGGCGGAAAGATGATATCTTTTCCTGCAAGAAGAGTATCAAGCACTTGTTCCAATTTCTCCCAGTCTGAATCCTTCATTTGCGCAAGATAAAGGATTAAACGCTTTTTGAAATTTTCATCGCCTGCTATTGCAAGCGTGCCAAGAAATGATGCAATCTCTTCTGATGGTGTAACGTTCTTAAGCATATCGCCTTCTCCGGTACGGAGCCATTGTTCATTTACGCTAAATCTGTTGCAAATCATGAAAATCGTTCTGTCAGCTGGAGTATTGATACCACGCTCTAGTAGACTAACTGAACCTTTCTTTATTCCAATGGCTTCTCCAAATTTTTCTAAGGTGTAGTCTCGACTTTTTCGCACCATTGCTATTCTCTCACCTATTGTAGTTTCCATCTTATCACCTCCTTCCATTATTATTATAGCAAGTTTTGTTTGTTAAGTCAACAAAAAAGTTTGTCAAACAATCAAAAAACTATTGACAAAGTATTCCTAATAAACTATACTGTAAGTGTAACAAACAAACGGACATTGAAAATTTAACAGAAAGGAGCCGAAACATGGAACTCTTGAGAATTAACTACGAGTCAGAACGACCTACTGTATCAGCAAGAGAGCTACATGAGGGACTAGAGATCAAGAGTAACTTTACTACATGGTTTGACCGCATGTGTGAGTATGGATTTCTTGAAAATATTGATTATTTATTGGTTTTCCAAAAAAGGAATACCAATAATCCAAAGAATCCAACAACAACTTGTAACGATTATCAAATCTCCATCGACATGGCGAAGCAGATCTGCATGATTCAGCGTACCGACAAGGGCAAGCAGTACCGCCAGTACTTCATTGATCTCGAAAAGGCATGGAATACACCAGAACAGGTGATGGCACGAGCCTTAAAGATTGCCAATAACGAGATTGATAAGCTCAAGGCAGATAATAAGGTACTAATTGCAGACACAGAGCGCATGAAGCCTAAAGAAATCTTTGCAGATGCAGTGGAGTCTAGCAGGACCTCGATCCTAATTGGAGATATGGCAAAACTGATTTGCCAGAATGGCCACGAGATCGGGCAAAACAGACTCTTTGAGTGGATGCGTCAAAACGACTACCTAATTAAATGTGGCGGTAGTAAAAACATGCCGACACAGAAGGCGATGGAACAGAAACTCTTTGAAGTTAAGGAGCGTACCGTTGTGAATCCGGACGGAAGCGTCAGAATCACAAGAACAACACTTGTAACTGGTAAAGGGCAAATCCATTTTATCAACAAGTTCGCCAAGATGAAGGCAGAAATGATAGCAGAAGTTACATAAGAAAGAAAGGAACAAACAATGCTTGATATCAACAAGTTTGTAGTACTTAAAGATTGCATGTACTACGAGGGAATGCATAAGTATTACATATTCCAGTTTGATAGTACATACACACTACTTGCTGACACAAACAGAGCAGTCTTGTACAGAGCAGAAAGCTTTGCTGACATGATTAGCTACATCGAAAGAATGGAAACATGTAGAAAGGAGGTGCAGGCGTGATGACAGATAAGAAGGAAAAGTCTAAGACAACAACATACCGTTTTTTGACAGAACAGAAAAAGCGCACTTTGAAGAAGTTGAGTGAAGTGACAAATAGCTGCTCCAGTATCCAGAATAACTATTTGCTTGGCTGGATCGAAAACACGGTCACAACATCGTAAGCAAAAAAGAAAAGTTGCAAATATAAATTAAGAGAGGTGATAAAAGATGTTCTGGATGACTAAAAAGATGCCAGATAAGACCGCAGGCTATCTGCTGTGCACAATCAGATGGGGCGAGACTAGACTTACCCATGAGTATTATTGGGGACCAGACCCAAAGAACAGATTTAGATGGTGGGTTTCGAAAGAAGCTTGCCAGGCGAATTTGCCAGATGGCGGATTTGAAGATTCTGGCTATGAAATCGTGGCTTGGGCTAGAATGCCTGAGCCATATAGAAAGGAAATGTATGAATCTAAGAGAAATATTGCCGCATTTGAGCGGAGAAATGAGCAAAGACACGGAGCTGCTGAAAGAAACAGCAAAGCAGGGCGACACTGTTGTGCTGAATGTAAAAACGCCAGATGGAACACCGGTAACGGTCAACGCGGTAATTAAAGCTAAGTACCCACATGTGGTACATATGCAGTATCAAACTGCAAAGGGATATGTAGTAAACACATCATTTGCTTGGAAGAAGCTGTTAATGATAATGCTGAATCCAAGCAGCATTGAAGATAATGAAGAAGGAGAGTGATCAACAATTTTTATTTACCATGGGGAAAGCAAAGAGCAATTGCTTGAAACAGCAACACGGCTGCTTCCATGTTTAACGGAAAAACAGCTTGCCTACATCATCGGAATGGAGCAGGCAGAGGAATATAAAGAAAAGGAAGGAGCGAAAGAAAATGATAAATCTGTACTTTGATGCAGAGTTTACAGGATTGCATAAAGACACAACCCTAATAAGTATTGGAATTGTATCTGCAAGCGGTGAATCCTTTTACGCAGAACTTAATGACTTCGCAGATTATCAGATCACACCTTGGATTGAGGAAAACGTATTATCAAATACAGTGGTAAAGGGCGAGAATAAGGAGCTTGCAGAGTTACTAGACAAGGAAAACACCGTATTTGTGGTTGGTAGCAAATATGAGGTACGAGAATCACTTCTTGGATGGCTTGAGCATTTTGAGAGCGATACTCAATTTGTGTCAGATACGTCTCATTACGATTTTGTATTACTGGTTGATCTTCTGGCAAGTTCTGCACTGGAGCTTCCTAATTACATATCAGCAAGTTGCCATGACATCAATCAGGATATTGCAAGGGTGTTAAGGATTTCTGACAAGGAAGCTTTCGATTTGTCACGTGAAGAACTTTTAACAAAGCTGGGAAAGCCACTTCCCAAAGGGGTAAAACACAATGCATTGTATGATGCCAAGATCATTCAGGCGATTTATCGCCAGTTACAATAAGCCTATGAAGTTAACAGAGGAGCAGCGGTTAGAACTGATTGGGCATGTCTACAGAAGAGTGGATGCAATAGCGCCAAGGACTGGAAGGACGGCAACAGAAATTAAAAGAGCTAGGCAGAAAGCCATGAAAGGGTTGATCCAGAGCTTTTCAGACGAATTTGGTGTGAGAGCAGAACGCTTATGGAAACAAAATGAAACATTGAAATTTAGAGGATGCAGCTTGTATGACTTACACGAGTTTATAGATTGCTACAATCCACCAGAGAAGAAAAGAAAGGAGAGAGCAAATGGTTGTAGTGAACAGCGGAGAAAGTTACCTCGGCGCAGAAATCCGCGAATGGTGCAGCCGCTGCAAGGAGCAGGATGCGGTAATGGTAAATACAAAGTATTACAGCGGTTTCAGAGAACCGAATGATGGAGCGTTCTACTTTGTTGAGAAAGATGGAGAAAACATTTCAAAATATAGAGTTGTACGTGATTTAGTTAAGTCACCACGACTATAAGAAAGGAGACAGATGAGTAAAGAACTTGAAGCTGCAAGAGCATTAGTAAAAATGCTTGAAGAAAGAGAGCAGAGTAACAAGGTTAAACTGGAAAGCTTAAAAGCCGGAGAAGCATTTTGTATTGGAGAGAATGATTATATTGTCCTCGAACAGCACGAAGGAAAAACCAAGGTTATCTCGAAGGATTTTATAGCAGAAAGCAGAAAATTTGCAGATGATACAGCGGATTACAAAACATCTGGACTTAGAAAATGCATCGAAGCTGAAATCCAGCCAACTATTGAAAATGAAGTTGGAGCCGAAAATCTTGTAGAGCATACCGTAAGTTTAACAACAGTAGACGGCCAGAACGACTATGGAGAACTGACCTGCAAGGTCCGCCCGATCACTTTTGACGAGGCCAGAAAGTATAACAACTTGATTGTTAATAATGATTTGGATGATTGGTGGTGGACTTGTACAGCATGGACTAGTCCAAACCGTGAATACAATCGTTCAATCACCGTTGTTCTTCCGTCCGGCAACATCAACAACAACAATTGCAACAACAGCAACGGTGTTCGCCCATTCTGTGTCAAACAGGCCGTCAGAGTAGGCATTAAGCCGAAATCAGCAAAAGATACAAAAAGCAAATGACCTTTCCGAAGAGGATAAATACAAAGGAATTTTTACTATGGATAAAGATCTTATATGCGATTTTCAAAATTTATACAAAGCATACCGAAAAACGAAATCTGGTAAGAAATTTAATGGAAGTTGTGCAAGATTTCAAACAATGAGTCTTGAAGGGCTTCATATATTGAAAGAACAGCTTGAGAATCAGACGTACAGTATGAACCCGTATAACAAATTCAAAATATATGAGCCGAAAGAGCGAGAAATCAAGTCCTGTGCTTTTAAGGACAAAGTGGTTCAGAATTGTCTGTGTTATACCGTTCTTAGACCAAGGCTACAGTCTCAATTTATTCGAACCAATTATGCAGGCCAGATAGATAAAGGTACTCATTTTGGAATGGATTGCCTGAAAGAACAGATGCTAAGCTTTTACGAAGAACATGGAACAAATGGATGGATTTTAAAGTGCGATATACGAAAATTCTTTTACACCATAGAACATGATCCAGTGAAGGATATAGTAGATTATTATTTCTACGACGAATATACAGTATGGTTAAATCATTTGTTCATTGATAGTGTTGAAAGCCCAGGTCTTCCACTCGGAAATCCTGTTGCACTAATGTATGCGCTTCTTATGCTTGATGGACTTGACCATTTTGTAACTGGTGAGCTTGGAATAGATAAATATGGGCGCTATTCAGATGACTTTTATTTGATATGTTCAAGCAGAAGTTACGCAAAGTGGTGCAAAGAAGCTGTAGAAGCTTTTGTTAGTACCCTTGACCTATCGTTAAATGGGAAGACACAAATAGTTCCATTCAGTAAGGGGATTTCGTTTTTGGGATTCCATCATTACGTAACAGAAGATGGAAAGTACATCAGGAAAATAAAAGGCGAAAATAAGCGGAAAATAAAGAAGAAATTGAACAACTGGGCAAAAGCTGTGAAGGCAGGAGAGATGATGTCCACAGAGTTTTATACAAATTATAACGCGTGGAAAAATCATGCACTTCACGGGAATTGCAAGAAATTATGCCATTCTATGGACCTTTACGTAGAAGAATTGTTGAAAGGAGTGAGCAAATGAATTATGTAAAAGCCCGATATGAGGGCAGTAAAAGAAGTTATTGTTTTGCAGCAGAGGAAGATTTAAAGCCAGGAGACGAAGCAATAACTCCAAACGGCACAAAAGTCACAGTGGTAGATGAGCCAGTAGACCTTTCATGGATAGAAGCCTATGGAAGAAGCAATATCAAGATGATCAAAAGAGCACCAGAGATCAACGAAGCAGAGTGTAAGAACTGCACATCGTGCTGCAACAATAAGACAAAAACAAAATAAGGAGGATAATATGAGCACTAGATTTACAATTAAGGCCGGATTAACTTTTAATACCGTTCTTGTCGAGGACGAAAAGACAGGTGAGATGGGCGTGGGAGTTTATAAAAATAGTGTTGACGATATCAGTTTTTTGTCAGCATTAAGTAAAGCGTCAGATGAGCTACTGAAAAAATTGGAAAAAAGAAAACAAGATGAAGATCTGGAAACTGTGCACGAGCAGGGAAAGGAACCAGAAGAGAAAAAGGAAGAGCAGCCGACATACTACAGTGGAGCTGTTGAGGTTGCAAAAGGTGATAACGTGCTTTTCCCAACAGGGTTAAAGTTTAAAGTGACGCAAGGCAAAATAGAATATATTACAGGCAATTTAATGAACGACATTTCTGCATACCTTATATTTTGCAATAACACATTCAAATCATTTGATGATTTGAGCAAGTTTTTTGACAAGATGCACATTGAGATTAAGGAGGGCGAGGAATAATGGCAGCGGCTAAAGCAGAAGCATTAAGTACAGGAAATCAGCAGGCCAGTTTAATTGTAAATAATGGCCTTATTGATGGGCTTGTACGCCAATTAAAAGAGAAAGAGAACTTTGGCTTGGCATTTCCAAAAGACTACAACGTAGCAAATGCATTAACTGGAGCGTATCTGATATTAAAAGAGACTGTTGATAAAGATAAACGTCCGGTTCTTGAAAGTTGCTCACAGGCTAGTATTGTAAATTCACTTATGGAAATGGCCACATTGGCGCTCAATGTTAATAAAAAACAAGGATATTTTATTGCTTACGGAGGAAAGTGCCAATTCCAGAAATCTTACTTTGGAAATATCACATTGGCAAGACGTAATGGTTTAAAGAAGATCAGTGCAGAGATCATCTATGAGGGCGATACATTTAAGTATCACATTGTTAATGGTGAGAAAGTTATTGATGAACACACACAGGACTTCATGAACATTGATAATGACAAGATAAAAGGTGCTTATGCTGTCGGAACAATGATAGATGGAAGCCAGATAGTAGAGATCATGAATATTAACCAGTTGAAGAAAGCATGGAATCAGCGAATGGGTGGATTGAAAGAGGATGCTGCCAGTACACACACAAAATTCAAAGATCAGATGTCAAAGAAAACTGTAATCAACCGTTTGTGCAAAATGATCGCAAATACGAGTACAGATGGTAATATTTCCGAGATATCTGACAGACTTGATCAGTTCGAGGACATTTCTCCAATTGAAATTGAGCAGGAAAATGTTGCATACGAAATTAAAAATGAAGCAAATTCAGAAACATTTGTTGAGCCTGCAACTGGAAATCGAGAGTTAAAAGCTGATGCAGACGGTCAGCAGGAACTTCCAGCATTTATGCAGTAGGGAGATAGCCTATGGATGAAATTAAATGGAGAATAGAAGGGATTTTCAAAGCCAATGCCGCAAAGTGTCTGGATGAAATCGGAAGAGATACAGAGATAACGCCAGAACAAGTGCTTGAGAAAGCAAGAGACGAACAGTCAGAGCTTCATAAGTGCTTTGAATGGAACGATAGCATAGCGGCAGAGAAATATCGCTTGCAGCAGGCAAGACAGCTTATCCAGTTCTTTGTAGTTGTACCAAAGCAGGACAACAAACCACCTATTAGGCACTTTCAGATCACAAGTCAGAGAAATGTGTATATGCCGACAACACATTTTGCAACACAACCTGACGAGTATCAGAAGTTGCTGCAGAGGGCTTACGCAGAGCTGAGAAGCTTTCAAAATCGGTATAAGTCGCTTTCTGAGTTAGAGAGCGTATTTGAAGAAATCGACAAGATAGCCGTCTAAACAGTTTCGATGCTTAATTCGAGTGTTCTATGGATGGTGTAACGGTATGCACCATCTGAGAAAAGAAATGGCTCATATGTCAAAAACATAACAGTGCAGGACAGAACATAACACGACACAACAGCACATAACATTGCATCATTCACAGAGCATTCGAGTTAAGCAGATTTTATGGGCTAGTATGAGGCAGCAAGTAAGCCTCAATTATATAGAAGAAAGTGATAGGACAGGACATAACATAACAATACACTACACTACACTACAAAACAGATTATTTGTTGCTTTATGCTAGCCCATAAGTCAGGGCAGAACAGAATATAACAAAACAAAACAGTACAAGGCAGAATAATACAAGACAGAATAGTACATAACACGACGCAAAAGGTATCCATTCTGTATGTGGCATAAGTCACAAAGCATAGAATACCACATAATAGCAGATCGCAGCATCTAACATAACAGTACAGCGTATAACACAACACAACAAAGCACCGTAAATTTCTTATGTCACGTACCGAGTGGATACCAACAAAACAAACTGGTAGCATTTGCAGGCAGCATGAGTTGCCTATCGTAGGACAAAACAAAGCAAAACAATACAGGACACGACACCGCAATACACTACAGAACACAACATCACATTTCATGTTGTCTGCAAGTGTTACCAGAACACCTAAAGCTTCCGTTTGAGACGCGGCATAAGCCGCATATGAAAGCGCATAACACTACAGCACACAACATAATAGGACACTACATCACATTATATATAAAGTTTGTGTCGCATCTTGAGCGGAAGCTTAGACCAAAACAAAAAAAGGAGAAAACAAATTATGACAAAGAAGGAAGAAACACAGGTTATCGAATTGAAACCGTTAAGCATCAAACAGGCAAGAATTACTATTGCAGGTGATGGAGATTTGGTACTTAACAAGATGAATGATTGCAGCGCCAGAAAGCTGACCGATGAGAGAAAGAACAAGGCTAAGGACACAGCAGCTACAAATGTATGGGAAGAAGTGATCACCTCTATGCACTGGTACGATGGAAAGCCTACAGACTTCACAGAAGAAGGTTTGAGAGAAGCACTGACAAACAATGCACCGTGCATTACGGCATTTGGCTTGAAAAAGTCATTTGGACAGGCTGTTGTGCAGAACAAGATTGACACTTACGCAACAAAATTTAACGCTGCTGTAAATGTCATAGCAAAGGGCAATCTGGTTCCAATCAAGTTTGCAGAGCATTTTATTGACGAAAAGCTTATGTCGCCAAAGAAGGGCGCTCCGGTACTTGTACGACTGAATAGATTCAGCGGATGGAGTGCAACATTCACCATTCAGTATACAGAGAATGCGTATTCCTTGGAACAGATATTAAATATTATTCGTCTTGCAGGTTTTGGAAACGGAATTGGAAGCGGAAGAACAAGTGGTTACGGTCGTTACCACATTGAAAGCGTTGAGGGATAAATGACATAGAACTTGAGAGAGGAGTTTTTTAGATGATTCTAACATGCTTAGCCAGCGGAAGTTCTGGTAATTGCTATGTTTTAAAGGATAGTAAAGGCAAGATGCTTCTTCTTGATGCAGGAATCCCGATCATGAAGATCAAAAAGGGATGCGATTGGAAGGTATCTGATATTGTTGGATGCGTTGTCACACATAAACACAAAGATCACTCGGAAGCAGTCAGTGATCTGGAAGAAATGGGAATCCCAGTATACAAACCTTATGAAGATAACTCCTATATCGGTGGATATGGTGAATTTAGAATTGTATCAGTTCCGATGAATGATGTGCATGGACACTTCAAACATACCGATGCAGACGGTACAGAGTGTCCGTGCTATGGATTCATCATCGAGCATCAAGAGATGGAGCGAATGCTCTACATTACTGACACAGAGTTTGTAAGGTGGCGATTTAAGGATATTGACCATATCCTGGTGTCTTGCAATTACCAAAAGAAGTACATTTCAGAGGATGTCACTGGTAAACGATTGCATGTCATTAAGGGGCATATGGAGTTAGAAACGTGTGCAGGCTTCATAGAAGCTAACACAACAGACGCACTCCAGAACATCATTATTTGCCATTTAAGCGCAAATAATGCAGTACAAGAGGAAATGCTAGTAAGAATAAAAGAAGTCGCAGGAATGGCAAATGTGGACGTTGCAGAAGCAGGTAAGACCTGGCAATTGTTTAATTGCGAAACATGTCCGTTCCTGTAAGAAAGGAAAAGCAAATGAGCAATAAAGAAGTCCTGAAGATATTAAAGAAGAAACTTGATACTTGCACCAGAGCAACTGAGCAAGCCTTGAAGAAAAAGGACTACAAGGCAGTTGAAAAATCAATGAGAACCGCGTTTGTATTCATGAAGGCACATAGCGCTCTTAAAAAGCAGATTCCACAAAAACTGGTTATTCTAGCAGACAAGAACGCATGTAGCTGCTCTGTATGTGGAAACATCATAAATGATTGCCTTGCTTCCTATTGTTCAAAATGTGGACAGAAGATTGATTGGGAGGATTGTTAAATGTCTATTGCAAAAAGTGATGAAATAAAAAACCTTTTGGTTAGCAATAGTGAATTGATGGTTACGACAGCATATCCACATACCTATTGTTGTGTAGTACCCCTACAAACGGCATGTGAAATAGTCAACAACATTCTCGAAAACAGAGACATGCATAAAACAATTGCAGAAGAACCAGTCATCTGTGCATCAAACGAAAATGTATACGAATGGTATTGCCCGACATGTGGCACACGGTATGAATCAGAAGCAGGAGTTTGCGTACACTGTCCATACTGCGGACAGAAGATAGATTGGAGCGATTATGATTCTGAATGAAATTTTAAAGCTTATGAAATGCTTTCCTAGCAGCAGTATTAGCAGCAAGGGATACTTGCTTTTAAACAAGCAGCGTTCTGGTTTTTCCATAGCCGACATTGAGAGTGAAGAAGATCTTAAATGTAAATTGCTTGAATATGTGTCAAGGGACGCTTGCAAAACAATGGTTTATCAGCAACACGTAAGGAACGTAAGATTTTGGAATAGAACTCGAAAGAGTATAAACCAGTATCTGCAGACAAATTTCTCTGATGATGACATGCTTGATATATACCAGTACTTAGGCAACGGTATCAGGCACAAGCTCACCAAAGAATTTGTGCAGGGTGGATATGATCTAAAACTGATAAAGGAGGTACAAGATGGGTGAGATTAAGATCGGAACTTCTGTCTATCACGTAGAGGAATATCGATTAAGCAACTATGAGTTAAAGCAAAAAGGATTCGAAGGGTTCGACAACTACGGACTTGAAGTTGTTGAATCGGTTGTTATAGCCGTGACAGACACACATTTTGATACGATAACCGAAAAACGTGACATCGGAAACAACGTGAACAATATACATCATTGGGAGAGATTGGCGCTTGGAAGGGCAGTATTTCTGAGCAAAGAAGAAGCTGCAGAAGAAGCTGATAATCGTGCATATAATATCCAGTTAGGGTATCACTGCTCGAAATTTAACCAACGTCCAATGTATAAAAATTGGCTACACTGGCAAGATACAGCTAAGGCAAAGGCACCTAAAAAACAAACAGGTCATAGATCAAACTTTGTCGCGAAAAAAACTACACTTCCAGAGGAGCTTTACATTGCCTGGAGGGATGGAAAGCTAACTGGACCAGAAGGTGCAAAGAAGATAGGTGTTTGCGTCACGACTTTTGAAAGATATGCAAGAGAAGAACTTGCGAAGAGAGGTGATAGACATACCGTCAAGACAGGTAACAAAGTACCGCCAAAGCCTTTGCCACCAATGTTTGATGATTGCTTTGAACAGTGGAAGCTTGGTTTACTCTCAGATGAAAAGGCAGCTAGACAATGTGGAATGTCACACACAACATTCCGCAAGTATGCAAATATCCGTTTAAAAGAGATTGGAGAGCAGAGGAAGGGAATCCAGAGAGGAGTGATTCTTCCGCCAAACTTTACAGACGTATATCTGGAATGGGAACAAGGAGACATTGGATGCAGCGAAGCCGCAAAGAAATGTGGCCTTGAATATTACACATTCAGATACTATGCAGAGAAAAGATACAATGAAAGGATGGACGCAGGAGTGTTCCAGTATTAAAAGAAAGAAGGATTTCAAAGTGAAGAAAAATCAGCAAGTCTTACTGGCTAAAAAGCTTATTTTTTATCAGGCCATGACAGAAAAAGAGAAAAAAGATTTTCTTGAATCTATACAAACAATGTTTAAACCGAAGATTAAGGAAATAAGAGCAGAGGGGAAACTTATGTACACCCTTACAAGGCAGAGGGAACTAGGAATGAGAAAGAAAAGAATAAAACTTTAAAGAAAAGAGGCTTAGTATGAACAAAGTAATTCTAATCGGAAGATTAACCAAAGACCCCGAAGTACGCTATACACAGGGTCAAGAAACAATGGCGGTAGCCAGATATACACTGGCTGTAGACAGAAACCGTAAGCAGGATAACGGTCAGAATGCAGACTTCATCAACTGTATTAGCTTTAAAAAGAATGCAGAGTTCGCCGAGAAATTTCTGCACAAAGGAACAAAGATTGCTGTTACTGGACGCATCCAGACAGGTAGCTACACAAATAAGGATGGACAGAAGGTGTATACAACGGATGTAGTTGTGGATGAGCAGGAGTTCGTGGAAAGCAAGAAGAATACGCAGCCAGCTCCGGAACCAGCACCTGCAGGCGGATATGAAGGTTTTATGAACATTCCAGATAATGTGGAAGATGAAGGACTACCGTTTAATTAAAAAGAAGGGAGATGTTTGAGGTGATCATTGTAAGACAAGATAGAAATGCTTTTTACAACTGGGACAATGTAGTTGACATTTACATTAACGGACTTTCAAGAACAGAAATATTATTAAAACACGTTAAAGGTTCAAACGAGTCGACTGATTACCCAATTGGCAAATATAAGAACGCAGAAAATGCCAAGGCTGCATTCAAGAGACTTGTAGAGAACATTTTAGAAAAGGCTCTATATGCCATTGTGCCAACCGATGAAGAAATTGAGAGTAGCATTCACCAGGGGACAGAATCAAGTTCAGAGGAGGAACAGCAATTAAAAAATATTTAAAAGAAATCAAAGAAGAAGTTGCACTTTGCCAAAAGTACATAGATGAGTGCGATATATTTGCACCTAAAAGTGAGTACGAAAAGCTTGCCTTGAAGATTGCTTCTAGCTGTGAACAGACTTTATCGGTACTTGCGGATGAAATCAAGAAAGACAGATGGATTTCCACTGAAGAAGCAATGCCAGAAGAACACGACAGTATATTTGCAAAGTTCAAAGGGACCGACAAGTGGTGCAATTCGTTTTGGGAAAAAAATTCGAACACCGTTTTAGTAGTACTAGTCAATAATCATGATGAAGATAATTTTGTAGTTGGAACAGGTAAAACCATTAACGGTGAGTGGACGACAGTACCAATGCTACTTAAAGACAGAATGTATGTTGCTTACTGGATGCCGTTTCCAAAATTTGAACCGAAGGATGTTAAGGATGAATAAGAATGATTTATTAAAAAATTTTGGTAGATTAACGGAGGTATAAAAATGTCAATAGTATCAAGCTACGCATTAAAGGATAAGAAGTGCATTTCGGTAAATATTTACAGTATCGACGCAGCTGTAATTCTTCATGATTTCCTTATTAAGGCAGCTAGCAAAGGAATGGAAGAAGGAAAATTTTTTGAAGCGGAAGTGGCACTTCACAATGCAAACGAGCTTACAGCAGCCATGGAAGAAGCCTTTGAGCTTTGAAGAAAAATCCAATGGATAAAGAAGGATGGTGCAGACCTAAAGTATGGCGCCAGTATATATTTGGCGATCAATGTTGGATAAGCTGCTTACCACAGCAAAAGTGGCAGTTTAAGCGCAAGAAAGCAGGTGAAGTTACCATTTTTAGTGAAAAACGGCACATTTTGTTCCTGGTCACAGTAGAAGATTTTGAGCAATACTGGAAGGAGGTGTAAACGATGAATAAACGGCAGAGAAAGAAACGGTTCAAGAAGATTCACGGCATGAATCCAAGGGATTATTTCATGAAAAGCGAAAATGTTCCGAAAACAGTTATAGCTTTCGTTAATTCAAGTAAAATGATCAGACTGTTATGCAAAAAAGATGGCAAAACTTGGGAAATTTGTAGAGAGTGGTGGGGACAGTCAAATGAATAAAAGGCAGAAAAAGAAGCGATTCAAGAAACTTTATGGTATGAATCCAAAGCAGTATCAACAAGCTGTGCAACTGGTATCGCTTGAAGAACCATCGAAAAAAATTATGGATTCAGAAACAACTACATTTGCAGATTTGGGGAGTTGCCTTGAAAGAATTAAAGATGGACTGCAAAAATCAGTTTCTGCTTTAGGAAAGTTGAGTTGTGAAGCATTCTGCTTTTGCTTAGAAGAACTTGGAAGGGAGTTGAAAAAACGAAGGTAAAAATGAAGTTTGAACGAATCAGAAGTGTAGATTATTATTGCTGCCCAGTTTGTGGAATGGCCTTTACGGATAGGAAGGAGGCAGAAAGACATTTTCGATACGATCATCAAATAGAGATTTGTAAAGTAATCCGTTGCAATATTTGTGGTACTGGTTGGGACGCAAAAGTATATGGTGAGCAAGAAGCTAGAAGGAGAGCAGATCAGTGCTGCCAGAGTCATATTGATGATGGAAGTGCAGAGGCTATAGCTAGAAGAAATTATTTCTTCACGGATGGGGAAATTGGTTATTTGAGAAGTGTGAAAGGAGGGCGCGAGGATAAATGATTTTTGTTTTTGAAGATGACCTCACTATTCAAAGTTATAATAACGAATGGGATTGTCTGCTACAAATTGGGAATGAGCTTCATATTGGTGATGTCGTTGAAAAATACAGTTCTGAAGAAATAGCTAAAAAAGCCTTTGACCTCGCTGTGTCGAAAATCCATTGGGCATTTCGAATTGACAGCCCCCAAAAAGTAGTGGCAATTCATGCACCAACAGAGCAGGATCTGAAAGATGAGGGAAAACAGATTGAAAATCCATTATACACGATGGTTGTATATAGTGAGCCGTGTTTTGATTATGAATTGCAAAAATGCATAAAAAGCATCTGTGGTAAAAAACTTCCCCTAATAGAAATGGCATACGTTATACAAGGCAACACCGTAGAGGATTTAGAAAATGGTTTCAAGTTTTTAGATAATGACGAATATTACACTCTTTTTGAAAACCTACGCTATAAAGAAATTGGAAGTGGTGAAGTTGATTTTGGAGAAATCGAAAACGAAATTGAAAAATTTGAAAGGAAAAAGAAAAGAACATATTGCAAGTGGGAACAAGAGAAAGACGCATTTCATATCAAAACCAATTGCAGTAGTGATGCTATAGCTATCGGGACTGATTTGTTGAGCAAAATCAAGTACTGCCCATGCTGTGGCAGAAAGATTAAGTTTATAGGAGAAGATCAATGAAAAATAGTCATGACGATGCAAAACTAAATAGCTTAATGGGAAAAAATGTAAGGGTGACATTTTTTGAAGGTACACAGTCAGTTGGAAAGCTTGAACGCGATTTTGATGGGAAATACAGAGTCGATAACTGGAGATTTCGTAAGAGCCATATCAAGAAAATAGAGGTTATTGATGAATAAATGCAAGAACATTGCAAAGGCAAAAGCCATAGAGCAGGAGAACAAGAAGCGACTGCTGAAAATCAATCCCCAGCTGAACGACGAAAGCGGAATCTACATTTTGACCAGAGAGGATGAGAACGGTTTCCGGTTTGCGTATATCGGGCAAGCCATGCACATACTTAGTAGGCTGGCAAGTCATATGGTTGGCTATAAACAGCACATAGACCTGAGCCTAAAAAAGCACAAACTGTATTCAGAGGGCAATCCTTATGGATGGAAGGTTGAACACATGAATGTTCCTCTTGATCAGCTTGACGAGCAGGAAAAGTATTACATCAGATTTTATGCAAGAAATGGTTATCAGCTTCGGAATGTTAGTCTGGGTGGACAAGGCGAAAACCGTTCAAGCGGAACTATAGGAGACAGAAAGCAACCTAGAAGCTACTTTGAGGGCATACAGCAAGGCAAGAAATCGCTAGCTAAGGAATTATCATCTATTGCTGAGAAACACCTTACAATTGCCGTCAAGCCCGAAAAGCAGGGTAACAAGGTTTCAGAGCGCCAGAGAGATAAGTTTATGGAGCTTATCAGTGTCGAGAATTACGAGGAAACTAGTCAAATAAGTGCGAAGTAGTGGGGAATTTGTTTGATTCTAAACCAGGAAAGGAAATGTCAAATGAGAGAAAATGATATTAGAACACTTCCAGATGGAAGTCATTGTTACTTTAAAGGATTTAAGTGGATTGCGTTGGACAATAACGTAGACGGTGGCGTTCTAGCAGTTATGGCATCCAGTTGGAACGGGGAAAGGTATCGTTTTGATGAGGACTATTGCAACAACTATGCAGAATCAAGTTTGCGCAAAAAGCTACGAGATGAACTACTTCCAGTACTGGGCGAGGACAATCTTATTCCTCATGAGATTGATTTAATAGCTGATAATGGCGATGACGGTTACGGAAAGATTTCTGATAAAGTGTTTATCCTGAGCTGTGATGAATACAGAAAGTACCGCAAGCACGTTCCATTGATCCATGAATGGATGTGGACTTGCACGCCTTGGGGCGCCTCAACTACTACGTATTTGAACAGTGCTCGTAGCGTGAGTGAAACTGGTTACTTGTACTCTGAAGAGGTGAATGAAATGGATGGAATTCTCCCTGCTTGTGTATTTAATCCAGAAAAAGTGAAAGTGGGGTACACAATTCCAACGGTTGAGGAGAGAAGTAATGATTAACGAACAAGTTTTACTGAGAAAGATCAATGAACAGTTAAGAGACATGCCGGAGGCGCGAAACAAAGTCAAACGCCTGATTTATTCTATGGATTGGGTAGATTCAATCAAGCTGCCAGAAGAGGGCTGCAACCATGATGAAAGTAAAGATGATTTCAGCCATGGTTATGTTGCTGGATATTATGATTGTATCAACAAAATCAAGAAGCTGAATGGCTTAGGATGAAAGCATGATTTAATTGTAAGAAGTGCTGTGGGGTTGGCTGCTGTAGCAGCTAACTTCCTTGAAATAAGTATCTAAGTGGGGAAGGAGAGAACACATGAAGATCTGGACAGAAAAAAAGCTTATTGAAGAAGGCTACGATATCCGAAACGCACAAATCAAAGGTGCGGAGCTGACAATGGAAAATCACGGTTGCATATCATTTGATGTCGTTGTTGAAGGTGCAGGTTGGGGATGCGTTTTTGGCGGATATAGTCTCGGACACGGTTATCTGGGGGCGAAAGAATTTAGTGGCTATGGTCCGGGAATGGAATCCATTGCTAGAATAATGGATACAGTCGGAGTTACAAAGTTGAGTGATTTAGAGGGAAGATATATACGAACCGCAGTAACTGGAGATAGAAGATTAAAAATTATTGGAAATATAATCAATGATAAGTGGTTTGATATCAAATCATTCTTCGAGGATGCACAAGAAAATGATAATAAGGTATCAGAAGGGAGCAATAAATGAGTATTAAGCATATTATCTTATGCATTGAGTTTGTATTTCTTGCAGTTCAACTCATAGGCTAGAGCTGCATACAAATCTCCGTTAAAGTACGGAGAAACTGCCAAAATTGTGAATATTTTAGCGCTTATCGTTATACTGCTGTGCAACATAGCAATCATAGTTTTAAATATTATGGGGTGAGGTGGCACGAATGTTCAAAATAATGAGCCAAAACAAATACGATAGCCTGATCAGGGAGAACACAGAACTTAAAAATGCAAAGGTAAATCTTGAAGATAAACTGGATCAGCTTAAAGCAGAAAAAGCTGTAAATAGCAAGTATAAATGTGGCGAATATTGTCGCGTTTGTGAGAATGGATACGAGATACCGAGCTATACCATAGGTCGTGATTATGGATGCTTACTGAATACAGAATGCGAATCCTTTGTAAAACGTAAAGAATGAGAGGAGTTGAATATTATGCAAATAATTAAGATTGTTTTATGTGTGGTTATGCTTTTAGCCCAACTTCTGTACTACATAGGACCCAAAAGGACTAGAGCATCATTTGGAGCATTGTGGATTATCTCACTGATACTTTTGTGGGTTTTGATTCTTTTATAACATTATGAGGTAAAAATGAAATTTATTGATTTTTTTGCAGGAATCGGAGGATTCCGTAGAGGAATGGAGTTAGCAGGACATGAATGTGTCGGATTCTGTGAGTTCGACAAGTTTGCGACTGCAAGTTACACATCCATGCATTTACTCACACAAGAGCAGAGAGAGTTCCTGGATAAAATGCCACTGAAACAACGGCAAAAAGAAATATTGAAGGAGGAATACAGAAATGGAGAATGGTATGCAAATGACATTAGAAGAGTGTATGCCGGAGACATTCCAAAAGCGGACTGCTGGTGCTTCGGATTCCCTTGCTTCGTTCGAGGAACTTATATTCTTACAGAAAAAGGATATATACCAATTGAAAACGTATCTGTCGGAGATAGAGTGCTTACTCACAAAGGAAGATGGAAAACAGTTACCTCAGTTATGCAGAGAGGCAACGCAAGAATCTGGAACGTCAACGGATTTGGCATCTTGCCAACTGGCACAACGGCAGAACACCCGTATTATGTCACTCGCGTATCCGAACCAATTGAGTTCAAACCAGTCAAGGAACTCAATGATAGCTATTACTCCACAATGGTGTTGCCTGATGAAGAACCAAACAAATACAGCAAAGAGATCTGGTGGATTATCGGACGCTATATTGCTGATGGGTGGAGAGTTCGCAGACAAGATAGACCGCGAGGGGGAAGGATTGTGTTTGCGGTCAGTGATAAAAAACGAGAAGAATTTGAACACCGACTGTCAGAAGCAAACCTACATGGAACTTACACTGAAGAAAGGACTTGCGGGAAGTATCATGTGTGCAATAACCAACTATACGAATACCTTGGTATATTCGGGGAATATGCATATGGAAAACGAATACCAAGAGAAGCACTGTGTTTGCCACGAGAAAAGGCCGAATACTTTTATAACGGATACATGTCAGGAGATGGCAGAAATGACAAAGAAGAAGCAACATCCACCAGTGCAGCAGTCATTCTTGGTATGTGCATTATTGCACAGCGATTGGGAAAACCTGTGCCAGCTGTCTATTATACTAAAAGAGATTCAAAGTGCACTATTGAAGGAAGGGAATGCAAACAAAGAGACACCTACACTTTTAGAATCTCTAACAAATCGGTTAAAGGATATTATCGTGGAAGATATGTTTGCAGAAAATTATATCAGCCAACAGAATCTGATCAATACGAAACAGTATATAACCTTAGCGTTGAAGAAGATAAATCTTACATTGCAAACGGGGCAATCGTCCACAACTGTCAAGACATCTCCGTTGCAGGAAAACAGCTCGGATTTCAAGGAAACCGTTCAAGCTTGTTTTTCAGAGTTATGTACCTTATCGGGCAACTCGAAGAAGAAAATAAACCCACTTACCTTTTCATTGAGAACGTTAAGAATTTGCTTAGCGTTAATGGAGGATGGGATTTCGCCAGACTGCTCATTGAAATGGAGCAGGGGGGGTATGATGCAGAATGGCAAGTGCTCAACTCTAAGGACTTCGGGGTTCCACAAAACAGAGAAAGGTGCTTCATTATCGGACATCTTAGAGGTAGAGGCTCCGCAGAAGTATTTCCTGTCGAAAGAGCAGACAGAGAAGGTTACAGAAGAAATACGCAGGTATTCGCACAAGATGGAATTGCAGAAGCATTAAGCACCTGTCAAGGCGGAGTAAGGGAACACCACACTGCCTTACCATGTTTCATAGATTTATGTTACCAGGGATCGCAAATGACGGACACTGCAAGATGCTTAAAAGCAAGATACTACAAAGGCGTAGCGAACCGCGCCGGACAGGATAGTGGAATTGCAATAAAAGTCATAGGAGAAGTTAATTCGTCACAAGATGGGAAAGTGCTTGGAATTGATAGAATCACAAATTGCCATTCGGCAGGACACGGGAATAATCCGAAGATAGTACTTCTGGCTCTGACACCGGATCGAGTAGAAAAGCGTCAGAATGGACGAAGATTCAAAGACAATGGCGAGCCAATGTTTACACTTACAAGAGCAGATATACATGGCGTAGCGATTGAACCTACCGGATTTAATTGTATGCCAGACGGAACATGCAGAACATTGAAAAATCAATACCAGAAAAACAGCGGAGTAAATTTCGCTTGCCAAACAGACAGAGGTGCTACGGCTGTTGCTGTTAAGATCAAAAACATTGCAGCAAGCACAATCAGGAAAGTTGTTCCTAGAAATAGAGTTCCGATACTTAGAGGACAATCGCAAGAAAATAATTTAGATATTTGCGTAAAGGTAGCAGAAGTAACAAAACAAGGGTATTCAAAATGCAGAGTAGGAGTGGTGGACAGTGTGAATTTGTCGAACCCGGGTAGCAAAACCAGACGTGGAAGAGTCGGAAAAGAAATTGCGAATACCTTAGATACAAGTTGTAATCAAGGAATATTTGTGCAGGCATCAGAAGAATTAACAGTATATGCAGTGTGGTATGAAAAATATCAGTGTTACATAGCAATTAGAAAATTGACACCGAAAGAATGCTTTAGATTGCAAGGATGGACAGATGAATATTTCGAAAAGGCAGCATTTGTCAATTCTGACAGTCAGTTATATAAGCAAGCAGGAAATGGTGTCACGGTAAATGTAATAGAAGCAATTGCAAAGCAGCTTAAATTCGCATAAGGAGATAGCATGACAAATAGAGAAAAGTATTCAGAAGAAATAATGCAAATTCTATTCAAAACAGGAATACATCCGGCTCTGATAAATGAGCAAATAGTCGAGTGCCACAAAGAATGCAGGCATTGCAAATTCGCTCATACAAAATATTCTTGTGACGAAGCTTTTACGCATTGGGCTGAAAGTCCTTGCGAGCCAGGAAAGATTGATTGGAACAAGGTTCCTGTAGATACTAAAATTTTAGTAAGAGATTCTATGAATGATCACTGGATCAAAGCTCACTTTGCCGCAGCACAAGGCAATCTTGTAACTGTTTTTAGTTTGGGTAGAAGCAGTTGGACAGCAATGGATGCAAATACTTTCTCCACATATCGTTTTGCCGATATCCCAGACCAAGAAGAAAGGAGAAAATATCTAAAAGATGAATAAGTACAATCAACACGTCAAGGAGTCTATTGATTATTTTAATCATGAATTGGAATGTAGAAAGCACCAAGTTAGCGATAGCAGTTTTCAAACAACTTTGCGGCTTGTGAAAGAAAAAACTGCTTATGAAACAGCAGTAGAATGCTTAAAGAAGCAACTTCCACAGCCACCAGTTAAAGCAATTCACAAGTCTGCCGTCCATGAAAACAGAGGTGATAAACCACATACATGGAGAGAGATTGAGCTTGAGGTGTGGGAATGTCCGTGCTGTAGAAACACAGTATGGAGTGGCATAAGCATTGCGAAAAAATTGTCATATTGCTCAGATTGTGGGCAGAAGATTGACTGGAAGGAGGCCAAATAATAGAAAGAAAATGAGTGAGCAAATAAGAATTACCGTGGATTTAGATGAGGCGATTTGCGCATTGAAGGGACTCAGCAAAGTAGAAGGGGGAAATTGCAATCAAATTTCAAAATTGTGGGCTACAGGACGAGGCAATGGAACATTTTAGAAATGAACGCGCACTTAAAACGGCTATCAAGACAATTAAGGAACAGATGTCGGTGATCTGCTTTAGTGCATAAGGAGGAATGAGAAAATGGCTGAACAAATTAAATTTGAGTTGGATTCCGATGAGACATTTGACATTTTGAAGGATATCGGAGAGGCAGAAAACGAGTTGGGAAAGCAGTGTTGGAAAGATGGATTAAAAGCGCAAGCGATTGAGTATTTTAAGCATGAGGCTACATGTGAAATTGCGATTAAAGCAATCAAAAAGCAAATTCCAATGAAGCCGATTAAGATCACAGCAAATGGAGTTTACAAATGCAAATCTTGCAGTTATCTCATTGCGTGCATCCCAAACGCAACAAAATATTGTGATCAGTGCGGACAGAGACTCTACTGGAAGGAGAAATAGACGTGAACACGGAATTAATTGTAGAGTACGAGAACGGAGAGGTACACAAGGAGCAGCCAGAAAATATTATTTTTGCGGATAGCAAAGCATATGTTTTTCTGAGAGCGGAGGCAGAGAATGAAAGTGTATAAAAACCCTTTTGTGAGCTATCCGTGCTATTTTGTAAAAACGGGAGCTGGATGGTCTGGAAGAGGGGAGGCATCGAAGAGCAAAGGATATGATGTGGAACTGCATAATGGGAAATGGACATGCAGAGACGGTTGTTATTATGATGATACAATCAAGCATGAGTTGGTTCTGGTAGGCGAAAATAGAAAGTCCATTCACAACATCATAAAAGAAGCAGTAATTTGTGCAGTATTAGAGCTTGTAAAGGAGGTCAAATAATATGTATTACATGGATGACGAAGATTATTTCGGGCCGAGCGAGTTTGACGCAAAAATCGAAGAACTTAAAAACGAGCTTCGGAAATCTGTAAAAAAGGAAGTTAAGGACGAACTCGAAAAACTGCGTGAGGAAAACAAAAAATTGCAGGGCATCAAGGAGAATTTTGAATCCATAAAGGAAGATTATGAGAGAGAGAAAGCAAAGTACAAAAGCGCAGCAAAAAAGGCTGAAGCCAAAGCTGGAAGAGCTAGGCTGAAAAAGTTAATGGAACAATTTAAGACTGTTATGTGGTCAGCAAATTGGAGCTACCAGTACAAAAAGAAATGCGACAAGTGCGATAAGTACAGAAAAATCAAAGTGACATTACCATCTGGAAACGTGGTAGACGATGATTGCAAATGCGGAGAACGTAAGAAAACATATCAGCCGAAAGAAAATCTGCTATATATGCTTAGCGACGCTAGCGGAAAGATTATAGGCTGGTACAAAGCAATCTCAGATGGGTATTTCGACACAGATGGTCATAGTGCAGATACAATAGTGGATCACAACAAAGATTTCAAAGAATTAGAAGAAAACTTGTGGCATACATTCTTCACAACTAAAGAAGAATGCCAGGAGTTCTGCGACTACATGAATGAAAAAGAAGAAAATTCCGGATACGATTACGACTTGGCAGGAAAACTAATTAAGGCTAGAGAGGTATAAAAATATGATTAACACAATTGTTAAAAATCCGATAGACATCTTAGCATTGATGCACCATTGTGCATTTGTAAAAGATGGTGATGTGTGGTATAGAGATTTTAAACGCGAAATTCCACTTATGGAGCTTGTACGGAATCTTAATAAAGCATACGGCGATTCTGAGGCATCAGCGATGAATGATGAAGCATTTAGTGACAAAATGTATGACGATTTGCAATTTAAGCCTGAGGAAGATATTGATAGTTTTATTGCCACTTTTTATATAGCACTTATTGGAATGGCGGAAAATCGAGAGCACTTGGAAATATATGAAACAACAGGATTGCCAACAACGGAGCATCCAGAAGTACTACAGGAATGTATTGATACTTACGGAGCGGATAAACAAATCGACCAGGCGATCGAAGAAATGAGCGAGCTGATAAAAGCGCTGCTTAAACATCGCCGCAAGACAATTCAGCTGGAGGGTGGAAATGTAAATCCAACGCCTGACACAGACCTGGCAAAAGCCAGAGCAGATATTCTTGAAGAAACTGCTGACGTTATTATCATGTTGACTCAAATCATCATGATTTTTGGTGGCAGAGATTTCGTTGAAAGAATAATAGAATCAAAGGTTTACCGCCAGAAAAAGCGCTTGAGAAAGGAGACAGATGATCAAAATTATTAAAGCGAAAAATGTAATAACTTGTCCTGAATGTGATAGAAATTTGAGCTATGAGGAAGATGATGTGTTTTTTAACAAAATAACCTCCTGCGGACACAGAAATTACTACAACAAATGTGTAATGTGCCCTTATTGTAAAAATAAAGTTGTTGTTTCAGGTGACGCGGTATTTGTTGAGTCAACAGATACCCTAATTACAAGTATAGAAGGAAAGGAATAACGAATGCCCGGTAAACCGGGTTGATGCGCAGTGATCCGTGGTGGCGTATCAGAAAATTTAAACACCGTGGCTGAAAAGGTGTGCAGTGGAAACGCTGCACACGCAATTGATAGCAAACGAATTATGATCCACGATACATGCATTTGTAGCGTGGTGTTATGCAAAAATACAAAGTGTGCTGGTTATCAGCAGGAATCTCTAGTTTTGTTGCTGGATACTTGGAAAAGGATGTTGACGAATGGATATATATAGATATCGCTGATCAGCACCCAGACAGTCTGAGATTTATACACGATGTAGAAAAAATCATTGGAAAGAAAGTAACAATTTTAAAATCTTCCGAGTTTAACTGTGTGGAAGATGTAGCCAGAAAATTCAGATTCATAAACTCTAAGAATGGAGCACCTTGTACAGGAATGTTAAAGAAAGCAGTTCGTAAAAAGTGGGAAAATGAGCACTTACAATACCAATTAACGTATGTATGGGGAATGGACTTGAACGAAAAACATAGAGCTAGGCAAATGGTACAAAATTTTCCTGAATTTAAGCATAAATTTCCGCTTATTAGGGAGAAAATGTCCAAGCAAGATTGCCATGCTTTTGCTGATCGCTTGGGTATAAAGCGCCCTGTAATGTACGATATGGGCTACAATAACAATAACTGTATTGGCTGCGTAAAAGGCGGCATGGGCTATTGGAACAAGATCAGAAAAGATTTTCCAGAGGTGTTTGCAGCACGTGCGAAGCTTGAACGAGACATCGGACACAGTTGCATCAATGGTGTATTCCTGGACGAATTGGACCCGAACAGAGGAAGAATGAGTGATGAAATAATGCAGGATTGCGGAATAATGTGTTATCTGGCATTTAACGAATCAGAAAGGAATGGAGAAAATGACAAAGAAAGAATTGATAGCAAAAGTCAAAAGCAAGCCGTATGAAGAAAACGTAATAAATACGATTAAAGCATTGCACGGACTAGGCTATGAAGAAGCAGCAAGAACCATGCAGGAATTATACGATGACACAAAGGCACTTACTGTTACTGTAAAGGCATCTGGAAAGTACTCAGATGATCCAGAACTTGATGAGGCATTAAGTGACTATGCTTCGATGCGAACAAAGATAAAGAAACCACTGACTTCAAAAGCTCTTGAAAGAGCAATGATCAAGCTTGAGTTTTTGTCTCACGGAGATAAGGACTTAAAGATTCAGTTGCTTAATCAATCCACTGATAACTGTTGGATAGGCATTTTCCCGTTAAGGGTAGAAAAAACATTTGAAAGAAAGCCGCAAAATCCACAGCGCTCACAGTTTGATGCCATTTTAGGCAGTATATCCAATGACTGAGAATGACGCAAAAAAAATAATGCTAGTGATGACTGTAGCATATCCAAACTATAAAGTCGCAGATATTGATGCTACCGCTCAAATTTGGGCTAGGCTACTATCAGACTACACGTATGCACAGGTTGACGCAGCACTGAGAGCCTATATTCTCACTGAGAGTAAAGGATTCGCCCCAACAATAGGGCAAATTGTTGAAAAAATAGCATTATTAAACCAATCAGAAATTCCAACAGGTTTGGAAGCATGGGCTATGGTTCGCACTGCTGCTTCCAATAGCACATACCATGCAGAAGAGGAATTTGAAAAGCTTCCATCATGTGTTCAAAGAGCCGTTGGAAGCCCTGGTAATTTAGAAAAATGGGCTAAAACAGAACAAACAGATCTTGAAACGGTGGTCCAGAGTAACTTTTTAAGAACGTATGCAACAGTTTTGACGAAGCAAAAAGAAATTCAAAAGATTCAAGGAATCAGCTCAACTGGCAAGCAACCTTGCTTGCCAGAGTTTGAAATAAGTATATAGGAAGGAGTGCGCAGATGACACGAGCACAAAGGAGACGGGCTGAAAGAGAAGCAAAAAAAGGAAACAAAGCCGTAGAACAGCGAATCACAGGTGCAGAAGAAAGCATAAAAATTGCTTTGTTAAAAGAAAATATTGCACGAGACGTTGATCGCAAGCTTTATGACAAATACTACCAAAAAGCAAATAAAGACGCTGTGGACAACATATACAGCATCATATTAACATCATTTGGACTTGCTTTGGCAGATACTTGTCCTAATTGGAAGGCTGAGGCAATCGCCAAACGAATGCAGAAAACAATGGACTACGTTGACAAATTCTCAAAAGAATATGACGGAGACATTGAACGTTTTATGAAAGAGCTTGAAGACAGAACCGGATTCTCATTCGAGATAGATTCTGTAAGCGGAAAGGATGAATAGTATGGATTTTTTAATTGGTTTAATAGCAGGACTATTATTTGGCGGAATTACTGGTGTGCTTGCAGTTGCTTTGTGTGCTGCATCAAGCACAAATGAAACCGATGACGAAAGAAAGAGGGAAAGCGATGAGAATTAAGCATTTAAAGCTAGATAATTTTTGCAGTTTTTACAATGGAAAAGCCGTAGACACAGATTTATATAACAAAACAGAGGTATCTGGATGTAATGAATCCGGAAAAAGCACAGTTAAGAGAGCTATTTTTTGGGTATTGAATTGCAGGGGTGAGAACGGTGAAGAAATTACTGGAATCAGGCCACACGATAAATCGGGTAACGAGATTAACGATGTTGAGGTTACAGTCGAGATGACCGTAGAACTTAACGGTTCCATCAAGACGTTTAAGAAGGTTTCTCGTCAGAACTACAACAAAAAGGGTGACTTCACAGGTAATGTTATTGACTATTATATCAATGATATTCCTAAAAAGAAGTGTGACTATGAAGATTTTATCGCAGAAGAATTAGTTCCTGTGAGCGCACTTTCAAACTTGATCAACGCTAAAACACTCTTGTCAAAAAGTGCCGCTGACTGCAGATCAATCTTGGAATCCACCTTTGGAACATGTTCCAATGCAGAGGTTTGTGAACGTTTTCCAGAGTTCTCCCCTCTTCTCCCACTGCTGGATGATGGCAGTGTTGATGAATTAAAATCAAAATTCAACACCATGTTGAACGGTAGACGCGGAAGGAATGGCACTAAAGGCTTGCTTGATATTCGCAAAGAGTTTCCAAGCCGCATTGATGAGGTGGAAAAGCAGAAAATTATCATTGATGAAGGCTTGATAAACAGTCAGATTACAGATATTGAAAGCAGACTAAAAGATAACCAGAGTAAACAAACTGATGTGCAAAAGGCGTTTGATGAGCAACGTACAATTCAGGCACAAATTTATAAGTTGAAGCAGGAACAATTAAAGGCCGCTGATGACGCTAATGCTGAAAACAGGAAAAGAATTGCCGATTTAGATGCTCAGATTATGGCAGCAAAGGAAGAACATTTCCTATCCAATAACAATTTAAACGCCAAGGAACATGAATTGTACCAGATTGACTCTGAAATTCGAGATCTTGAAACTAAGCGTTTGAAGCTTTCAAGTGACTGGAAAAGCAATAAAGATATGCAGTTTGATGAAAATTTGCTGATTTGCCCGTATTGCAAGCGTGAATACCCATCTGATCAACAGGATGAAATGCGAAAGCGTTTTGAAGAATCAAAGGAAGAAAAGTTGCAGGAAATCACAGACGATGGAATGAAATGTAAAGAAGCTATTGATGCTTTGCGCGAAAAGTTCAATGCTACAGATACAGAGCTTTCCACCCTTCGCGAAGAATCCAATAAAAAATCAGGAGTTGTCGATGATTTAATTGCGCAGAAAAAAGCTATATCCACTCTACCTCCAGTAGAGCCAGACGAAACGTCAAAAACCAGATCTGCAGAAATTAAAAAGCTTGAAAGCCAATTAGAAGCAAATACTGCAAATGCAACGTTTGCACAGCTCAAGGCAGAAGAAAATAATCTTCAGCATCAGTTATCAGGCTTAAAAGCAGAGCTTGCAAAAACCGAAATCAATGCCAAGATTGACGCAAGAGTTGCAGAGCTTAACATCGAGCGCCGAAAGAATGAGCAGCTAATTGCAGATACGCAGGCACAGCTTGACTTGCTCAAACGCTTCAATATCCGCAAGCATAAGCTTCTGGAAAGTAAAGTAAACGAGTATTTAGAGTACTGTCAAGTGAAATTTTTCAGACAGCTTGTGAATGGCGACCTAGAAGAAACGTGTGATTTCTGTGTAAACGGTGAACCATACGCTAGAAACCTTAATCACGGTGCAAAAATCTTAATCGAGACAGATGTTTGCAAGGCTTTTCAGAAGAAATACGCTACTACCCTTCCTATCATCGTAGATGACTCTGAATCTGTTGATAATTGGAAGATACCGGATATGGATAGGCAGCTTATTATTCTCAAAAGAACTGATTCTAAAGAGCTAACAATCAAGGAGTCATGATGTGATCCGTGAAATTACACAAACTTACCCAGTCTAAGCTTGATGATTACAAACTTAGAAGTAATTTCACGGACGATGAAGAGATAACATTTGATATGTTATCTAAAGGCAAATCTATCAGCGAAATAGCAACCCGGTTATCTGTGTCGACTAGGACGGTTGATCGCAGGATTGCCGATATAAAATCAAAAATCAACCAACTATAAATAATCCCCTGGTATTTATGATGCTAGGGGATTTTTACAACATTTTTTAACATTATTTTACTGTAAAGAAATGTCACACGTATAACCTCAAAGATATTTTTTATAACTTTTTAGTTCTAACTATTGACTTTTTAGTTCTAATAATGTATCCTATAACCAAGAAAGAAAAAAACATTATTTTACTGTAAAGAAATGTCAAATTGGGTTAAGAATTGTAAAATAATGTAATCACAAAGGAGGTTTCACAATGAAAGTAATATGCATTGCAAATCAAAAAGGTGGCATTGCAAAAACCACAACAGCCACTACACTTGCATCAATTTTAATGTCGCAAGGTAAGAAAGTTTTACTGGTTGACGCTGATCCGCAGGGCAACAGCACTGATACTTATAGAGCAGTGTCCAAAGATACGGCAACTCTCTACGATGTTATTTTAGACATTGAAGATCCACTTCCAATTGCGGAAGCTATTCAAAAAACAGAAATCGGTGACATAGTTGCGTCCGATCCAGAGCTGAAAACAGCAGATCAAAGATTCCCAAGTGACGGGAATGAGTATTTTAGACTAAAAGACGCTCTTTCTGAATTAAGTGGCTATGACTACGTTATTATTGATACAGCTCCGGCTGACAACAAATTACTTAAAAATTGTTTAATTGCTTCTGACAAGGTCATCATTCCTGTCACTGCAGACCGCTACGCTATTCAAGGTCTGTCGGAACTGAATAGAACCATCACGGGCGTAAAGAAAAGAAATAATCCTAACCTAGAGGTTGCAGGACTCTTGTTGGTGAAATATAAGAGTCGCCAGCTCCTCGCCCAGGAAGTTAAAGCTTCTTTGGAAGAGATTGCCAAGCAGCTCAACACAAAGGTCTTTTGCACAACTATTCGTGAAAGCATTGCTGTACAAAAGGCACAGGCAACCAGAACAACACTCATGAGATTTGACTCAAATTGTAACGCCGCCATTGATTATGCACAGTTCGCAAAAGAACTAATTAAGGAGTGATTATAGATGAGAAAGAAAGATAACACCACTACTACTTCTTTTGATGTGACAGCTGGCATTGATTTTACAGATACTAGCGAAACTGAAATTCCAAGTATCCAGCCGGTAGAAAAAAAGTCCGTATTTGTCCCTGCTCCAGTTGACCCAAGCAGGACTTACACACCCGGATATAATCCAACTCCGAAGATTGGTCCCAATGGTGGGTATGTAGGCCGCAGAGAAGTCCCTGCAGCTGAGCGCAAGATCCAATTCAGCATATCATGCACTGAATCACAAAAGGCAGCCTTTTCAGAAGCTGCTCGTAAGTCAGGCCGCACCCTAGCAGGATTTGCTTGCTTTGCCATCGAGGAATACATGCGGACACATGATCTATAATTTTCTACCTTATTTGACATTAGAAAAAGGTTTAATAATGTAAAGAGCTGTTAAAAATTGTTAAAAGGAGGATTTTATTATGGTAAGTAATGAGATTTATGAAAGAATAGTTGGCGTTAAGAATGCCATCGCAGATGGGAAATTCGACGATGTAATATACGAACGAAATTGTACAATTGCAGAATCATTACGACGCTTGCTATCCGCTAATAATATGAAAACAATTGATATTGTATCAGCATTAACTGTGTTTGCGAGTGGTGAGTTTACAATGGCATTTAATTACATTGACAAATTTGATTTACCAACAACTGAATTATGCTGTAACATGTATAAACAAGTTAAAAAAGATTATTACAATGGATATGTAGATTTATTTATATGGCATACAGAAAGCAGCAACATATGCGGCAGATATCATGCGATACGAATATATAAGTCTGGACATATTACAGAATATAAGGTCAAATTAGAAAAGACATGGAGCAATGATTTTGAAATGTACTTAACACATTATGAGATTTATAATAAATCAAAAAATAGATCCTATTTACGTAATCAAAAAATAAAATTTTGGTAATTTTATCACAAGATAACTCTTTACTAAAATTAAAGAAAGGAGGCATTTTATGGAACAAGTAAACTTAATACCGTTTTACGCTTGCGCTATCGCGTTTGCACGCCATATACGATTAGATTTAGAAAAGGAATACAGTAAGAATGCTGTTGCTTATTATAACGCTGCGAAGCAGAGCGAATATTACAACACTTTATTTTCGGAAGAACTGTCTCTACAAACAGAAGAAGCTTATAAAAAAGCACTCGGAATCGTCGAATATAGCTACACAGAAGATGAACAAGCACAGACTTCTTTGGATATTCTTTTCAAAAAGGGATACAGAAATCTATACAACATTTTTAAAAGGCTTCCAAAAGACGAACCGCTTCATTTTGATAGTGTAATCGGTGAAGTCATTTATGCAAAGTTTGCAAAGTCAGATCATGTTTCGGACGATAATTTTAATGGCCATTTATTTGCAGGCTATTACTTTTTAAATATGTGGCCGCAAGAGTTAGTGCAAGAACGTAAAAAATGTGATGAATTACTTTGCTTTATTGCAAACTACGGATACAATCCAGAACGCAGAATACAAAAAGGCTTAAAGAAATATGACTGTGCTTTTCAGGAAAGAGCAAAATCATACATTAGTCAACTTCCAAAAGATTTATTTAAGCAGATCCAGTTAGCGCCAAAAGATGAGGAATTTGGATACACTACAGTGTTTGACATTGAGTCACTTTCAAGCGTTTCTATTTTTTCTGAATTACAGTTCACACATGAAGATCTGGAAGCACTAGCAATTGCTTATACACACGGAAAAAGAGGAGGAATACGTGAGGATTTCCTGACTTATGCAAAATATACGAGCTATATATTAGCTATGTGTAAGGCATATAAGCAGTCTAAGGAATACTACTTCCAACACAATCGCGAAGACGTGTATATTGAAGTAGAGAGCATTAAAAATGAATTGCTTCAAGCCAAATCTGCATTATCTGAATCTCAGGAACGCAGGATGTCTGAACAAAAAGCTTGTACTGAGCAGGTTCAGCGCTTATCTGATGAGATAAATCTACTCAAGCAGAAGAATGATGCACTAAAATCCGAACTGCAAAAGGTAGCGGGTGAACGTAGGGAACTTTATGCTTTACGAGAGCATATGTTTTCACTGGAATCTGATTCGGAAACCGAAATTGCAAATAAGCTATCTAAAGAGCAAATTCAGCAATTAAAAAACATTAGTGGTACAATTGTTGGAGGGCATCCAAACTTGATAAAGAAGCTTAAAACTTATCTTCCGGATTGGCAATATATCAGTGCAGGAAATGTCAGCACTGTGCGCAACGCTGCATTAAAAAAATCTGACTTTGTGTTCTTCGTAACTGCTCACCTGAGCCACAAACTGTATTATGCCATGATTGCACAGGCTCAAGATTGGAATGCAAAAATCGGATATTTGAGCCGTATAAATATAGATTATGCATTGCAAGAAATATATATATTAGTAAATAGCAGTATTTAACCTTATTTGACATTATTTTAGTGTAAAGAACTGTTAAATAAAGTAAAGAACTGCAGAAAGAAGGATATATATGAAGAAAGAATTTAATTTGCTTGATGAAAACTGGGTGCGTGTATTACTTCCAAATTATACTGTTAAAGAAGTTTCACTTAAAGAAATTTTCACCCACAGTAACGAATACATGGATTTGGCAGGTGAAACAGATACTCAAAATGTCGCAATGATACGGCTACTTCTTGCAATTGTTCATTCTGGATTTGTAAGATTTGACTCAAACGGTGATGAGATTCCGCTTTTGAATAGGGATGAAGCAATCAGTCGTTGGAAAAGCTATTGGAGTCTCGGACATTTTCCAGAAGCATTTTTAAAATATTTAGAGGAATGTAGAGAACGTTTCTGGCTTTTTCATCCTGATGCTCCATTCTATCAGGCAAACGAAGCTAAAAAAGGAACTGCTTTTGGTGCTGCAAAGTTAAACGGGGAAATTTCTGAAAGCAACAACAAGGTACGAATTTTTGCAGCAAGAAGTGGAGAAGCAAAAATGCAACTAACATATGCAGAAGCGGCTAGATGGCTTCTTTTTATCAACGGGTATGACGATGTTTCTGTAAAGCCAAGTAGAGCAGGTTTGCCGTCAATCAGTATTGGATGGTTGGGGCAAAATACTATTGTTTACGCAATCGGGCGAAATCTTTTTGAAACACTTATGATGAACCTAGTTCCTTTGCAGAATGGTAATGGGGAATTGTGGCCTAAGCCTTGCCCAATATGGGAATGCTCGCCACGATCCGATGAGCGCAAAAAGATTGATCCACCTTCTAACCCAGCGGAATTATTCACGCACCAATCGCGCAGGATATTTCTCAAGCGTGAAAATGGGGTCATAACCGGATTTAATGCATTTGGTGGGGAGTTTTTTGATAAAGAACGTGTTGTAGCTGAAACCATGGCACTTTACATTTTAAATAGTAACAGCGCTAAACCACTTCGCTTATTTAACGATGTTCCATTGTGGCAACTACTCGACAAGATACTTTACAGCAATCAAGACACTGTTACATGGTTGCGCTTAATCGGAATTAGCAACGCAGGCTTTCAAACTTGTGGAATGATGTATGACTCTAAGGCAATGAAGTTTGTTGATGAATGTTCAAAAAGATTTACAGCAAATCTCGATCCTAACTTTGCAGATTACATATCTGTTGCCATTGAACTATGCCGTTATATCACAAATGAAATTGGTGTATTATCCTACAACATTCAGATGGCTAGTGGCAAGCAGAATCCGACTGAACTTAAAAAATATGAGTTTTCTAGTAACCTAGATTTGATTTGGCCCAGATTTCTTTCATCAAGCGCCACCGCATTTGAATATTTTCTAAGAATGGTCAAGCAGTCTGCACTGGACTTTTCTAAATCTTTAATTGATAATGCATCCCCAACATCATTTAGAGGTCGAATAGTTACGGTGAATGGCACAGAAAAGTATTATTGTACACCAAAGGCCTATAATTCTTTTTTATATTATCTCAATCGATTGATACCAGAAGAATCTAATGACCTTGAGGCTGTAAAAGAACATTTGATCTCTTACAAGGCAGATCTTAAACCGAAGGAGGAAGGTGAGTAAATGGAAAGCAAAAACACATTTTCAAACATTGTAAAAACGATAATGTTTAAGAAAGAGATGGACGGAGTTCAGCTTGCAAAACTGTTAGGGTGTTCTCAATCTAATGTGTCCAAAAAGCTTAGATTAAATAATTTTAGAGAAAGTGATATACATCAGATATCTGAAGCATTAGGATATGATGTCTCTATCAAACTCACATCAAAGGACACCGGAGAGGAATTGCAGATGTTTTAATAGTGTATTTTACATTTCTTTACATTATTTGACTTTATTTAACAATATTCGACATTTATTTACAGTAAAATATTCTTTAAAAGAGTTGTCAGTTTATCTGGCAGCTCTTTTTGTCGTTAATATGTCGTATCTCTGTCGTTTTTACATCTTATTTTTATGGCACAATACAGTCAGAATAAGAGGAAGGAAGGTGTGAATGATGTTTCCTGAATCATTTTTAACTAAAATATTTGAAAGACCAGATGTATGTATGATTCCAATGCAGTATCAATCAGCAATGATTCAAGCCATTGGAGAGGTTCTTGACGAGGAAGGAGTGATAATCGACGATGCCGATGCCAAATCAGATGTATCAACCGTACAACCAACAGACAATGTATGGCCAATATAATAGTTATTACCCGTATCAATATCAGCAGCCGCGTTATGATCTGCAGCAAAACCAGCCGCTTTTTAATCAACAGCAAAGCATTCAGCCACAGCAGCAGGCTGGATTGAACGGAAAGGTCGTGCAAGCTGTCGAACAAATTACTGCGAACGATGTACCTATGGACGGTTCAGTTGCCGTTTTCCCAAAGCAAGACATGTCGGAGATCTATACAAAATCATGGAATGCAGATGGGACCATTAGAACGATTGTGTATAAGCCATACACAGCTTCGCAACCAGATATGGCGAATAGTTCAGCTGACATGTCCAAAATGAAAATGGGGCTATCTGACGAGGCTACAGAGGCATTTATGGCAAGATTTGATAGCCTCGAAAAGAAGTTTGATGAACTGATGCCTAAAATAGCGCCTAAAAGGTCCGGAGGCTTAAAGAAGGAGGCAAATGAGAATGAATAATCCATTTCAGCTATTTCAAGCCATTAGGAATCCGCAGCAGTTTTTGCAGCAGATGGCTGGAAACAGCCAAGCTATGAGCAATCCTATTTTAAAAAATGCTATGGATATGGCAAATAAAGGTGATACAAAGGGTGTAGAACAATTAGCTCGCAACCTTTGCAAAGAAAAAGGGATAAATGTTGATGATGCAGTTCGCCAGATAAAAAATCAATTTGGAATGCAATAAAAACGTGATACTAATTCTTGCGCAAGATTATGTATATAAAAAATATTACGGAGGTAAATAGTATGTTTAACTCAGGAAACTGTAGTGTACCATTAGTGGCTAGCATTGATGGTAACGGTAACAACAGCGGTGGCTGGGGCAACGACGGTTGGGGATGGATCTGGATCATTTTGATTTTTGCCATTTTCGGCTGGGGTAATGGCTTCGGCGGTTGGGGCAATAACGGTGGTGGCATGGGTTCTACCGCGGCAGCCTACACAGATAGCGCAATTCAGCGTGGTTTTGATCACCAAGCGATCGTTGGAAAGTTAGACGGAATCAACAATGGTATTTGTGATGGATTCTACGCAGTTAACAATAGCATGTTAACCGGATTTAATGGAATCAACACAAACATCATGCAGACTGGATATGGCATTCAGCAGGCTATCAACGCTGATACCGTAGCTAATATGCAAAATACAAATGCTCTGCAGGCACAGTTAGCTAACTGCTGCTGCGAGACACGCGAAGCTATTCAGGGTGTAAATTACAATATGGCAACCAACACTTGCGCATTGCAGAACACTATGAACAACAACACCAGAGATATTATTGACAGCCAGAATGCAGGTGTGAGAAGCATCCTTGACTACCTTTGCCAGGACAAGATTGCCACCTTGCAGGCTGAGAACAATGATCTTCGCAGAGCTGCTTCACAGGATCGCCAGAGTGCACTGCTCACCACAGCAATGGCTGCGCAGACCAATCAGATTATTGACGCTGTAAGACCTACTCCAGTACCGTCTTTCCCGGCATCTAATCTCTATGGCTATGCTTACGGATGCGGATGCAATAGTGGTTGCAACTGCTGACAAAATTAAATATCGGTATCTTAACCAAAACGGTTATGTCTGCTAACTAACGCAGTATTACTATCAGCAAAGGGGCAGACTCGAAATAGAGCCTGTCCCTTATTTTAAGGAGGTATCAAATGGCAGAATATGTTGCAGTCGCAACACAGGAAGTTGCGGCAAATGAAAATATAACTTTTACAAACACATCTGTTAAGGGTTCAAACTGCATACAGCACCGCGAAGGCAGTGGGATCATTACTCTTAGAGGTCTTACGAATCAGTGTCAGGCACGTTTTTTTGTAAACTTCTCCGCAAATATAGCTCTTCCAGCCGGTGGAACTGCGGCTCCTATATCATTAGCCGTTGCTATCAGTGGTGAGCCAGTGCCTGCTTCCAAAATGATTTCAACACCAGCTGCAGTATCTCAATTCAACAATGTGTCCTCAGGCATTTTTATCAGTGTTCCACGTGGCTGCTGCGTAAATATTGCAGTTGAGAATACAAGTGGCGTTGCTATTGAGGTTGCCAATGCAAACCTTATAGTGAATAGAGTTGCTTGATTGGAGGTAGACTATGCATAAATGGGCTAAAGAGATTTTAGAATGTGTCAAAGAAAAAGCTAAAGCTATCGGAATTGATAATTTCGAAGGTCAGAATCTTGATGATTTAAAAGATTGGACCGAAATTGTTAAGAACATTGCTTGCTTTGATAAAGATTATCGCATCGTTGAGGCAATGGATAAGCTGCAAAACGATGATGAAATCATGGAAATGGTTGAGCAATACGGTGATTACCCGTCACGCCGCTATTACGACCGCTACAGATACGCTAACGGCAGATTTGCCCCAAAGGGTAGAGGGACAAGAACCACAGGCAGACGCGGTTATGACGAACCACCTTATTGGCACATGACACCAGAAATGTATTATGAATGGGCTGATATGCCAGAAGAAGAGCGTATGCGTGATCTTGATAGACTCCGCTTTGGGCGCATGTACTACTCTGACCCACGTAGAGGCTCCCAAATGCCGTCAGATGGTAGAAGTGTAGAAGATATGGGAATGAAGTCAGAAAGCCGATATGACCGTGCTAGAAGGTCATACAGTGAGACTAAGGACATGCACAAAGCTAACACCAAAGAAGACAATGACGCAAACATGCGAGGGCTTGAGTCCTTGCTGGCCGTCATTGACGAAGATCTTAAAGAGATCATGCCAGGGCTTTCAGCTTCCGAAAAAACAATGATGAAAACCAAGATGACAAACTGGGTACAGCGTATATAATCAATGGTAGAACCGGGGGCAGATGCTCCCGGTTTTATTTCAATTGCGCACTTGCTATAAATGTGCTATAATGGGGGTATCAAATGCTTTTTACAATAAATAACAACACTTGGCAAGTTTGCTTTGTCAATCCTGGTGATCCGCAGTTGCAGCGCAGTGACGGAACATATACGCTCGGCGTAACCGACAACAATTTAAAGACTGTCTTTATGTGTAATGATCTGTCAAGCCAGATGATCGATAAAGTGCTGTGCCACGAATTAACACATGTTCACGCAATGGAATACGGATACTCTATCCCAATTGAAACAGAGGAAATTGTCGCAGACTTTATAAGTCTTTTTGGCAGGAGTATAGTAACTGTTGCAGACGAACTTATATATCAGCTTTTAGGAAACAATACAATTAGGTACTGTGCACAAAATAAAGATCACAGTACATGCACGACTTTAGGCAATGTGCCAGAAAGGAAGGCAGATGTACACAAAGATTCACACGCAAAAAGACGTTCTCCGTGAGCGATATCTTTATCAATCCGAACTTACTCCACTGGGATTTCCAAAACTGCTCCCAGTACACGCTTCTCTGAGTGGGCTTAATGCAGTATCATTTTGTGAGGCTGTGAAAGAAAAAAATCCGAAGAAGGCGCTTTGCCACTTTTTTATTGATGATGCACGGTTCGAACCATTATGGAATCAACCGCAAAAGTATCTTCCGATGCTTGAAAATTTCAAATATGTCTGTGCTCCTGACTTCTCATTCTATGATTCTATGCCAAAGGTCATGCAGCTGCATCAAGTGTACAGAAGCCGCGCCCTTGCATGGTGGCTATTTATGAACGGCTGTAACGTCATTCCAACTGTAGGTTGGGGAAACACAGAGACGTTTGAGTTTTGTTTTGAAGGGCTACCAGAAGAGAGCACGCTGGCAGTCAGCACAAACGGCTGCTTTACCGATCAAGGCAAGGAGTGTTATCGACAGGGCTTCAAAGAAATGTGCTCCCGACTCCATCCCACAGAAATTTTAGTCGTTGGACGTCCAATTGATGTGGATGCAGATGCAAAGATCACGTATCGAGAATCATTTGGACAACAGCTTACGAGAAAGTTGAGGGGATGATATGGGTAGTAGAAGTGGAAAAAAACACGAAATCAGCATAATAACCTATGTTGGCAGTTTGAAGCGAATCAGAACTGAGGAAACTGTCGGAAATATCACAGTCATAAGAACCGAATACAAACAGCAGAGGCAGAAGCAGCGCCGTAAGAAAAGCCGATAGATTTTGACATTATTTTAATGTAAAATAATGTATAATAATGTAAAGTAATGTAAAATACTGTCAAGAACTGTAAAATAATAGGGATAGATTTGATTCTATCCCTACTTTTTATTATGGTTTTTTTCTATGTCTCTTTCCGATTTCTTTTAGCTCATCTTCCCATCCCTGATGACTCTTTATGTATTCACCAAAGAGCTTTTTTTCAGCCTCTTTGCGTGCCGATGCTGCCTCCTCCAGACTAGCATATACTCCCAAATGATATTGTTTATGTCTAAATGTTATATATGCTCTATAGCTTCCGTCTTTTTGAAGCGAAACCCCGTTTACTTTTGTACTAGAATTTTTGTTGACAGTTCCATTTTCTCTTGATCTAATGCTTGGCAAGCAAGAACCATCCACATAGCAGCTTTTCTGTATTTCTTTCAAAAAGTCCCCATTATTACGGTTACAATTTACACACATATAATTTTTTTTCAATCTGGACAACTGGGTTTCTGTTTCTTTTCCGCAAACTGGGCATATAGCTTTGCAATAAAAAACATTCTCCCCCTTTTTCTTAAAAATACTTACAATTTTAAATCCATTGATACTAGTTCCGACTTTTTTCTGTGCAATTCTCAAGTTGGTTTCGGATATTTTTTTAGAGGTAGTTTTTACATACTCCTTATTGCACCCACAGGATTTAGATTTACCTGCTAATAGCATACGACTATATACGTTTCTAACTGTCCCACAGTCACATTTGCATAGAACTGAATACGGTCTGCTTGATTCGCCAATCACGTTCCACATTCCAAAACGATCACCAGTCTTAACCGAAGATTCTTTTCGTCTGGCTTTTAAGTATTCCTTATTGCATCCACAAGATTTAGAATCACCAGCGCAAAGAGATCTGTTGCTTACATCTCTAATCGTACCGCAAGTACATCTGCACTTTGAGTAATAGGGCTTGCTGCCTTGCCCTATTACTTCCCATTGCCCAAATACATCGCCTATCTGAATATTGTATTTACCAATCATTCATCTTCACCCCCTCTCAAAATTTTTACATTCTCAAGCCTTTATTTACAGTCAGGAGTTATTTGACACGTCTTACTTTCTTTAAGTATGTTTTTTATATACCTTTCCACTATTTTCTCTTCATCCGCTGTTAAATCAATTTCTTTAAAAGATTTTAAATTGTCGCGCATTACCTGACTTGCCCATTGTGGTCCCTCAAAGCACAGACATTGAAGCGTATGCAGTATTTTTTGTGACGCTATGTAACCAGGCGCAAGAGCCGGCATTCCTTTCAACATAATATTACGAGATGACGCAACAAAAAGTTTTGCCCCATCACCCGCAAATCTAATGCCCTTCGGATAAGTTGCAGGAATAAAATCGTTATTTCCTGTAATGCTACACATTCCGTTTGGTTCCAAACTATGAAGATAATAGTCTTTCCATTGCTTGTTTTGCCCGTCTCCTGATCGAAGAAGATTCAGGCAATATTTTTCATATTCTCCACTAAAACTTGCTCTTATCAATTCTTCCTGTGGAGCCATTACAAAACAAACAACAGTTTTTTCTTCTGGATAAGGAATCTTTTTTAGAAATCCTTGTAAAACATCCCTCATCAATCCTTTTTGAACAAATCTGTATACTGATTTTGCCAATTTGTCATCTACTTCAGAAATGTAGGCTTCTAATTGTTCCATATATTTGTCGTGTTTTTCTTTGTTATAGTCTGCCGACAAATATTGCATATTGTCATGAATTGGATGTGGATTGTTTCCACTTGTCCTTGATTCAGATTCAATGGTGCATGGAATAGTAAAACGGTCTTTACCGTTTAACATCGCCCCTATGTAATTTCCATTTTCATCGAGCAATACCTTTATATGTGGTAAAATTCTTGTATGGGCTATTGGGATAATATCCTCAACACCCATATCTTCATACACTTTCAGCAAATTTTCCCAATTCATATTTGCCCTTCCTTTCTTTGTCAATATGCACTATTATAAGATAGCAGTACTGTTTGCACATTGTAAATATTGTGCAAAATATTTTATGTTCTCCTATCAAACACTCCCAAAATACAGTGCAACCGCCATACCGCCGAAGATCAACGCGCCAAGTAACAAGTCACCAATGCCATTTGCTACTGCATCAAGCATTTTTTTTCATGATTTTTTTAATCGTTGTCTTGAATCCTCTTGACTTTTGGCAGAGAATAGCACGCTCTGCACCGCTGCGCATCTTCTCAATCTGCAGGTCTGGTTCCCAGATTACCTTCATCTTATCACCTCTTTCCGTTTCACGCAACCTTTTCGATAGCAACAACTGCTAATGTCGGCGCTTCATATCTGAAAAAATCAGCTGCATTTTTAAACTGTGAATCCATCACCGGGATATATTCGTCTGGGTAGCTGTGAGCTGTAGAAAACTGAATGCAGCCCGGATTTTTTACGGATGCGTGCAGTATTCGTTGCTCTGTGTATGCCTTGCCGCCAATTTCGTGCTGCACTTCCCAGTGTGCCACCACACCTGGAGCCTTTACCGCCTCGAATACTCGCGCCCATGACACAAGGGCCACAGCGTCAAGGCTTGCAATTTCTTTCTCAAGCTTCTCCAGCTCATCACCGTGAGCCTTGAAAAGCTTTATATGCAGCTCTCGCGGTGCTGCGCTGATAGATACCGTCTGTAAAATCATTGTTTTAACCTTTCTTTTAGTTTTCTTTTTTTGTTCCGGTTTTCCCCGGTAAAGTGTCCCCAGGTCGTGAACCTCGCCGCCTAAAGCGGAGAAACACAAAAAAACTTAAAATTCCTTAGCGTAGTTTTCAGCATCTGCCAGAGTCCGGCACAGCTTGAAAATATTACTGTATTCACCATCTACAAAAATCTGCACACTGTAACCATAACCGCGAAGTCTTGCCGGGTGAGTGTCGCCCAGCAAGACAATTTTTGTTGTGATCATCGCTTTCCTTTCTCTCTTTCAAGCCATTTTCCGGCCAATTCGCGTTCTTGCTCAGTTGCCTTTGTAATTTTTCCGTCTGGATATACGCGGAAGGCGTGCCACTTGTAAACCCCTACAAAATATATAACGTCTTCCTCACTCATACAGGCGTAAAAATCCTTGTACATGTCAGCACTGTAAAAATCAGCGCGTTCCTTGCCATACCTCAGAACCTCGCCTGCAGTCTTTAAAAACTTGCCGTTTCCGGCATAGCACCAGCCGCGGCCGCTGTCCTTCGTCCAGATCTGGACGTTATAACGGAAACCGTGCGCCATAGCTGGGGCGCTTTCATTCAATCTAATAATTTGTAATGTTGTCATAACTTTTCCCTTTCTTGCCTGCCATCATCAGCGCCGGGAGGCAATCCCCAACGGACGCCCCAAGCCGGGGCGTTTCGGCTTAAATCTCTTCAATTTCGTCAATGTAAAAATCGACCATATCAACCGCAGCTGTGAAGCGCTGCTGGACAGAAAAGCTAAATCCAAAGTCTTTATCATACATGGCCGAAGCACTTGTAGCTACATAGTAGAAGAGGTCTGCCGCCTTATCTTTATCAAAGGTTCCCTTTCTTAACTTTTTTCTAAGGTTTTCGATACTTGGCTTGATCTGGCGATCATACAAAACGCCTGAGTTAGTAGCATATAAAAACAGCTCTCTTGCTTCATCGGATGCCTTATAAATCATATTTTTTGTTCTCTTCATATTTTTTTACTTCCTTTCTGTGTTTGTTGTTTTCCTTGTTTCTGACTGTATTATATAACAACGTACGTGTATATTCAATAGTAATTCTGTATAAATGTACGTGTATATTTTTGTGCATTATGTACGTGTATATTTTTATCTTTATAGTGTATAATTATGCTAGAGGTGGAAAAGGGGCCTCTATAATATATGGAAAGGAAAGAAAAAAACCTATGGCAATATCAGACGCACACAAGCAAGCTACTATAAGATACGCAAGTAAGACTTATAAGCGCGTGCCGCTCGATTTGCGGCATGAAGATTACACCAAACTACAAGAGGCGGCAGCAGCTACAAGCCTATCAGTCAACGGCTACATAAAAGCCGCGATAGCTGAAAAAATCAGCCGCGATAGCATCCGATCAGCGGCACCAGATGCAGAAGGACCTGCAGCACCTGCGGCAGAGCCGGAGCCGTCCAGCCAGAAGACCAAGAGCCAGACGCCAGACCTGGAAACGGTAGACCTGCAAAGGCTCTTGACTGATGCACGGTATCAGCTTGATATCATGGATATATACGGCCAGAAGCAGACGCAGCGGCTACTTGATCAGGCACGAAGCAAATAAAAAAAGGTGGGCATTTTCGCCCACCTTATTTTTTTAAATGAAATAATATTTTCTTACTGTTTTTTCCGTTCTGTTAGGGCTGATACTTAGTAACTCGTCTGGAAGATATCCGGCCTTTGTATAGCCACAACTTACTTTTTCGTATCCGCCTAAGTCTTTAAAAAATTGTACTGCATCAAATACATTAAAAACATAAGTTGCCGGTACTTCTTTTTCTTCTTTTTTCACTTCAACCCAACGCGTGCCGCGCTTAGCATAGGTTGTTTTTTCTTCTAAAATCTTGCCGCCGAAATCCTGGAGACTAGAAATATTTGGATATTTCTTAAAAAGCTTTCTGTAAGTTTTTGCTAACTCTGAATATAACATTGTTTTTTCCCTTTGCTTGATGTATAATCAAGCTACCTTTCTTTTTTTGATTGGTGCCGGTTGCGTTTGCTTGGTAGGTAGTGCAACCGGCTTTTTTTGTTTACACCCTTATTATATCACTTTTAAAAGTTACGTCAAGACTTTTTATAACTTTTTTTCGTTATATTTTTTCTTGACTTTTTGCCGTTAAAAAGTTACTATATATATGTAGCGATACACCAAGCACGAAAGGAGAGTACTACAAGTATGATAAAGTTTAAGTTTGACGTAGCCGGCGCACTGGCTACCGCAGGCGTTACAGCCTACACAGCGCAGAAAAGCGGCATTTTGTCGCAGGATACATGGCGAAAGATCAAGGCAGGAGATACACACATAAGCCTTGATGCTATCAATCGTATATGCTGCATCTTGCACATGCAGCCAGAGCACCTTATATACTATGCACCAGACCAAGCCGAAGAAGAAAAAATTTTAAAAAACTTTCAAAAAAAGTCTTGACATAGTAACTTTTTTAAGTTATATTAAAGGCACAAAGAAAGAAAGGAAGCCCCAAAGGGCAAAGGTAAAAAAGATATGAAGATGACAGACGGAAAGAAGCTTGTAGAAGTCACAATGAAAATTTGGAATGGCAGCGGATATGGTCCAGATTGGGCCAATGAGTTTTTTGAAACCGGAGGTCTCGAATTTGACGGTGAAGTTGATGCTTTTATGGTCGATGATGTAGATTACTGCATTGAGCAGATGGAAGACTGGAAGAATTGCGCAAATGATTATATCGATGACGAAGACCCAGACAGCAACCGCTATGTTGACGCTGTTGTGCTCCTTGAAGAGGATTCTGCAGAACTTACCGCGTATCGCATCCGCCACAATGGAGAGTGGAACCCCGACGACTGCCGCAAGCTGTGTGAACTGGCTGATATGGCGGACGAGTACGACAGCGCCGACAGTGACACCGTAGAGGACGTAGTAAGCGCAGCAGCTGACAAGCTCGGCGTTGAAATCTGGTAAATATCAAAGCACCCGCCCCGGAGGTTACGAGGGCAGAAAGGCGAAGACATGAAGAAAATTATTGATGGAAAAATGTACAACACGGAGACAGCTAAAAAAGTTGGCTATTACGATAACGGGGCATACGGAAGATTTTCATATTTTGAGGAGACTCTGTACAGAAAGAAAACTGGGGAGTTCTTCCTGTACGGTTCGGGCGATGCAAATAGCAGATATCGCAAATGCAGGAACGGTTATCAGACAGGCTCTGAGGAAATCATCCCATACACCAAAGAAAAGGCGCAAAAGTGGATGGAGCAGAACGCAAGCACCGAAGAGTATATCAAGGTCTTTGGTGAACCAGACGAATGATTTAAACACTAACAAAACGGCAGGTGTACAGCTTGCCGTTTTTCTTTACCCATTTTCAGACATTCAGCCGTAAATTCTTAATTTGTGCAACTTGCACTTTTAAAAATATTTAACTTGATTTATACCTCATATTGTTGTATTATGTAATCAAGCTACTATATATAGTATTTATATGTAGCCTAGATATGGATATATAGAGTATATAGCCCATGATCGGAAAAGATTTCAAGCCGTGCTAAAACACGGTGCTTCTTTTTCTGGTCGTGGGCTTTTTTCTTTTCCCCAGGCCTACAGCTTTTCCGTGTCGCTTCCTTATATATAATATATACAGTATATATATTTACTGTATATGTATATGGTATATATATTTAATATATTATCGGTATATTTAATATATTATCAGTGTATTTATATTATATTTATAATTATATGGTGTATATGTATATAATATCTGTATATGTACAGTGTATATAGAGTACATATAATATATTGTCTGATAATATATATTAAGTATGTCTGTATAAGGTATATATGTACAGTATATATAAGGTGAGTATGTATAGTATATCTCTATGTACTGTATAGGTATATGTATATCTGTATGTACAGTATATAGATATCTGGTAAGTAGGTATGTGTATAGTGTATCTAAGTATATACAGATACAGAGTGCAGGAGCTGACAGTTGACAACTGACAGATGATCAAGCCAGAGACAGCCAACAGACGAGAGATACACAGACAGGCGGCAGATGAGGACGGCACACAGTCAGGACAGACAGCCAGGACGGACACAGACGAGAGCTGGACACGATGAGCACACACAGAAGGGCGCCAGAAAGGCACAGAAGGCGGCTAGAAGGCATTTGAAGGGGAATGGCTAAGATATAGCCACACATACGCACGACAAAAAGAAATACAGGGAAAGGAGGGCTACAGAATGCCAAGAGGAGGAAAACGAATGCCGAGCTATAGGGATATTGCAGAAACCATGGACGGAGACGAACTGGACGCTATCCTTGACGTATCTCTGCAGGGGCTAGCCAGGGCACGTGAAAAAGGCTCACAGCCCATGTATAGCAACTCTCCCGAAGGGCTAAAAAGTTTCAAGCACGACTCAGAAGAGTATCTGACATTTGTCCGGAACGTAAACAAAACCCCAACGGAAGGCGGAAAGCTGCGCCTAGTGCCTGATATAGAGTCCTGGGCGGCATTTTTGGGAGTTACGCGGCACATGATCACGGGCTATGAAAAGCGTGGCAGTGATTGGAAGTCTACTATAGACGCGGTAAAAGGCGTTATAACAGCTTGTAAGAAACAGCTTGCATTTACTGGCAAAATGCCGCCAGTGCTTGCAATTTTTGATCTTACTAACAATAGCGACTATGTCAACGCGTCAGAGTTCCGCTTATCAGCTGAGACAGCACCGGAGGCCAAGCAGATAACGGCGGAAGAGTGGGAAAAAGTCATTGACGCAGAACCAGAAGCCCCTAAACTATCGGATTTTAAATTATCTGACGATTTAAATTAAGATTAGTCAAGGTTTCTTGATCTGTGTTAATCTTCAAAGTAACATAGAGTACGTATAATGTTTGTTATACGAACTTTTAACTGTCAATGGTGCGTATGCTCAGACCAGGACAGTAAAACACTGTTGCTTTTGTATATACAAATACGCACAATTTAGGTTTTGCCGCCATAGGATCAGGAGCCGCGACCAGCTGCGCAGCTGCCAGATGATCACACGAAAAGGGGTGTAGGGGTCTGAGAGCGTGCCCCCGGCATGGGGCTACTTAGTCCCTAAAATATTTTTCCAAAATAAAAAGCCCCTTTCAACTCGTAACTACACATATGGCAAAGATAGGGAATCGCGACCTGAAAGCTGTGAGCCTTGACAGTTTCTTTGCCATAATGCCAAGGCATACCAGGAAGGTAGGTGTTTATATGAATAATATAGCAATCTTTAATAATCCAGAATTTGGAGATATCAGAACACAAATAGTTAATGGTGAAGCATGGTTTTGCCTGACTGACTTATGCAAGGCGTTAGAGCTTACAGCAAAGGTTGTCAATCAAAGGCTTTCAGATGAGGTAGTTTCAAAATACCCCATCTCCGACTCGATTGGAAGAAAACAAGATATGTTATTTGTCAATGAAGATGGCTTATATGATGTAATTTTGGAAAGCCGTAAAGACAAAGCACGTGACTTTAGACGATGGGTAACTAAAGATGTTCTTCCTTCAATCCGCAAAACTGGTTCTTACAGTATTAACGAGTGCAAACCCGATTCCTACATGATCGAAGACCCAATTGAAAGAGCAAAGCGCTGGATTGAAGAACAAGAAGAAAAGCAGAAGCTCATCGAAACTGTTCAGGAGCAAGCACCAAAGGCTGAGTATTTTGATTCTCTGGTAAACAGCAATCTTCTTACAAACTTCCGAGATACAGCTAAAGAATTAGGGTATAGTCAAACAGAATTTACTGGATGGTTAATTGCTAAGGGTTATATTTACAAAGATTCCAAGGGCATTTTAAAACCTTACGAGACATACCGTAAGCAAGGATTGTTCCAGATGAAAGATTTTAAAAATCCATATAACCACTTTACCGGGACTCGAACCCTCGTGACAGTGAAAGGCAAAAACACCTTTAGACTTCTGATGCAGGTTCCAGACTAATGAAAATATCAACCAAGGAAATAACCGATGAATGTCAGCATTGCGGTGACATACTGGTTTGCCAGTTGTGCCGTGAAGGACACGGAATCAATCGTGAACGAATAAACGTTACCCAAATGGTTACATGCCAGATAGAACACAAGAACAGGAGGTTATCTAATGAGAATCATTTCACAGTGTAAAACCAAATCTGTTGAGTTTTATAACGTTGCTTTACTAAGACGTGATGAAACTATCTTTGCAAGGACTACAAACCAAGACATGGTACTTGCAGAGTATAAATCTCCAGCCAGAGCAGCCGAGGTATTTGAAGAATTAAATATTTCTGCTTCTAGCTTCTCACCAGATATCTACTACATGCCAGAGGAATAAGCAATGAATGACACAAAGTTAGTTTTAGTTAAATTTATTGACGGCACAAGCGAAACAATAGAAGCTTATTGTAATCCACAAGACGGATACTATGGCTATCTAACCAACGAAGAATTGTTTTACGTATCTTGCACTTCTAGCTTAAAAGCTTTCTTTCCTCGCGAGTTTGTTAAAGCAATATCCCCTTTGGATGAATAGGAGGAGTAATGGCAACAAAATTTGAGAATGCAACAACATGGTTACAAGGTGTTATTTCTGGATATCAAAAGCAGATCAACGATTTCTCAGCTGTGCCTAATCCAGATGCAAATAAAATAAAAGCATGTAAAGAACGTCAAGAGCTTTGTCAGTACATTTTGGACTTTATGGTTAAAGCTAAGCAGCAGAATGATGTAATGGCTGCTAAGTCAGGTTCTCAAAATGCCGCTGTAAAGCCACAGAATGCCCCACAATCAATTTCAACTCATTCAATGGCAAATACTATGGGTAAAGAACAGCTAGAGCAATTAGAGCTTGTTTTGGGGCTTGATGCTACAATCAGCTTTTGTAGAGCTGCTTTAATCTTGGAGCTTCCAGAATTTGGATCAAAAGAGGCACTTCTTGGAACACTTAAAGATTTTACTGCGAAGCGTTAGGAGATTGTGCGAAATGATAAAAATTCTGAGACCTGGCACAAGAAAGGAAGCTGAATGTCCAAGTTGCGGTGCACTTTTGAGCTACGATATTTCTGACATTCTTGAGAAATCGTCGCACTCAATTGCAGAAACATCATCTGCATTTTGGCTAAGCAGTAAAAATACAACTTACATCATCTGTCCGCAATGTAATAACAAAATTATTTTGTCAGCAACTCGATAAGAAAGGAACATCTATGAGTAATATAGACAAATGCATTTCTGTGCTAATCAAGCTTAGCAAGTCTTTTGGAATTGATGCTAAAGCTTTGCCACCGTGTTTTAACCACATAACTGTTACTTTTAATAAAAAATTATATGATGGTACTCTGCACCGCTTTAACTATGCTTTTGAGCTTTGTTTACTGGAAAGCCTTGACGCTCGTCAACTTCCGGAATATTTCGAATATGTATTTTTCGATAAAATTTTGAAATATTTTATCGAATGTGAAAAAGAAGCATTCAACGCAGAGGAGTTTTTATGATTAAATTAGAACATGCTGTATTACCAAGCCCAGAACAAATAGAATTTGCTATTGAAGGTCTTCGAAATTCCTTCAATTCATGGTTTAAAAGTGATAGTCATTGGGGCTGTCTTCACCTCGGTGAAGAACGTGATTGTGATACCTGCGATAGTATCCAACCAGATAAATGTACATGGTCTCCACAATTTATAGTTGGCAAAGAAGATATGGCACTTATGCAACGTCTATCTTCATATGGCTCCGATCATCGCAAATTTATGCGTATGCTTCCGGTATGCATCAGAATTACAGCACCACTTTATTGGTGGAAAGAAGCAGACACGTACTCTGTAGGTACTTCAAAGAATAGCTGCAGCACCATGCATCGAATTGATGCCAAAGAATTTACATTAGATGATTTCTCAGCAGAGCATCTTATTGACTTTGAGAGCAGTGAATCTGATTTTCCAATATTTCACGGAGCAGAGCATTCACCAATTGGCCTGCTGAATCAGACAATCCGTATACTTAATTTTTACAGGCAAAAATATCTTGCTACCAAGGAAAAGAAGTATTGGTGGCAACTAATTCAGCTGCTGCCTGATTCTTATAACCAGACCAGAAATGTAACGCTTAACTACGAAGTCCTTGCAAACATCTATAAAGCACGCCGTAACCATAAACTGGACGAATGGCGAGATTTTTGCGACTGGATTGAAACATTGCCATATAGTGATCTTATCACTGGAAAGGAAACGAAATGACATTTGACGAGTATCAGCGCGGTGTAATGAGAACCGCATCAGACGTAACAAAAGCGACAAAGGAAAACATGCTTATGAATGGTATCCTCGGTACTGCAGGTGAAGCAGGTGAGCTTGTTGATCTTCTTAAAAAGCAGATTTTTCAGGGGCATCCATTTGATAGAGAGCATCTTATCAAGGAGTGTGGCGATGTGCTGTATTATCTGGCACTTACTGCTGAGGCACTTGATACCTCTCTTGAGGATATTGCGATTAAAAACAACAAGAAACTTTGGGAACGCTATCCTGACGGCTTCAAAGCTGAAAATTCACTCCACAGAAAGGAAGGGGATATTTAATGTTTGTTCTTATTCTCCGCATTCTGGCATCTCTTTTTAACATCTTTATGCTGACTAGCATTATAGGATGGCTGAATGAGAAAAGATCCAGAGAAAGACTTGTCAGTGCTGTAGTACTTTCTACGTTTTTTATCATGAATCTTGTCTTGACAGCCAGTGGCATGTGAGGATAAGATCACGCTGGGGTTATCGCCAAATGGTAAGGCACAGGATTTTGACTCCTGCACTGTTGGTTCGATTCCAACTAGCCCTGTTGTGCCATTAGCTCAGCTGGAATAGCACTTGACTTTTAATCAAGGCGTCGTGGGTTCGAGTCCCATATGGCACACAAGGACCTTTAGCTCAATAGGTTAGGGCAGCTGCCTCATAAGCAGCCGGGTCTGGGTTCGAGTCCCAGAGGGTCCATATGCAGTTTGCACACGATGTGGTTTTTTTCTTTTAAAATCTCCTTTCTCTTTTCCCACAAAGTAGCAACTGTGACTCCCCGTGAGAATCAACCTGCGGACAAGTCAGCCGCAACCGTATAGGCGGTATTTGGGTAGATGCGCAGAATTGGTATTGCAGCAGACTGTAAATCTGTCATCTTCGGATATGTAGGTTCGAGTCCTACTCTACCCACTTTTGCCGCGATGCCACAATGGTACTGGGCTAGTTTTGAAAACTAGTGATCTGTAAAAAGACTGATGGTTCGAATCCTTCTCGCGGCGCTTATCAGCAAACTAGGGTAGCTCCCGAAAAGCACATCCGCAGTGCCTGTTTGCTGGTTTGATTATGCGGAAAGCACATCATAGGTGTGCGTCAATATCAAGCGGAGGTATTAGAATGAATTTTAAAGAGTTATTTGTAGACAAAAGTAACCTACTTATCGTAAATACAAAATTAGCTGTTATTTTAGGCGATTTAAACCAAGCGATTGTGCTCAATCAGCTTAATTACTGGCTTGAGATCAATAAGGCAGCGAATAAACATTTCATTGAGGGGAAATATTGGGTTTATAATTCTTATAACGAGTGGAAAAACAATAATTTCCCATACTGGAGTGAAAAAACAATTCAGCGAGTCTTTTTGAAATTAGAAAGTCGTGGAATTGTTTTGTCAGCCAACTTCAATAATAAATCTTTTGATAAAACAAAATGGTACACTATTGATTTTGAAGTGTTAAACAAAATTATAAGTGAATATTCTGAGCCTATGTCAAGACAAAATGTCTCTGCGATAAGGACAGAATGTCCTGACGATAAGGACGAAGAGTCCAAACCAATACCAGAGAATACTATCAGAGAATACAATACAGAAAATACTGTTAAAGAACATGCTCTATTATCAACTAAAGTTGACAATAGAGATAAATACATGGTTTCGTGCACTAAAAGTGCTCAAAACTCAGGTGGCAAGCCCCAAAAGAAAGAACCTACTGTTGATCCGGATGACTTTATCAAATCTAAGGAGCTAGTTCTTAAAGATGAGCTTCACAGACTGTATTCGAACAATCCTAAAAACATCTTTACTACAGAGCAACAGGAAAATGACTGGGTTGACAAGGAATATAACAGCCTGACTGCTATTATTTTTGAGTTTAACCACCAATACAAAGCATCTACAGGCTTTGACGCTAAGAATCTATCAGACGAGAGCCTTAAACGAGTTGCAAGAAGCTATATCAAGTCACCAGAATCTTTAAAAGATGACTATGATGACCTTCAAAGCAATAAGGTTTTGATTGAAGAGTATCTAAAAACTGATTACGGCAGCAAACATGGAGTGATTGTAAAAAGTTTATCGCACTACATGTCTGGCAGCATCCGAGAAATGCTGTTTTATAAACACTTGTATTAACTTGCTAGCTATATACACGTACATTATGCTAGCTATATATATGTACGTTGACACAAGTATACACGTACACTGGAGGTGCAAATGCAGAATATAGAAATCAACTTTGGGGTTCGTCCATGTATTGTAACTCAAAACGGCAAAGAAAAGAAAGCGTTATTCCATATGTGGGAAAATTTTGCAAAGCCTGTTGCAGCGGATTTGTACATTGGCGGTTGTCCAGAGGGACAAATGAGCATGATATTTGGGCTTGTAGAGTATGATGATGGCACGATGGGCGAGGTAAATCCGAGCCAGATTCGATTCGTTGACAATAAGATCAAAGGCTATGCTTTTGAGGAGGGCTGATTCATGGTGAAATATAGACCATACAGAGGAGTATTATGCGACGCAATGGCAGAAATGAGAATCTTTGATTCTGTCGAAGATATGTTCCACTACATTGTCGAAGACTGGAAAGCATATGGAAATCCATTTAATATCGGAGATTTAACCATAACGTGTGATGAAGGAAAAGACGAGCGCATTAACTGGAAGGAAGGCAGATATGTCTGCACCAGGCGAATGCGAGAAAAGATTTTTGACACACCGCAGTGTATTGGAATGTGTTCGATTGAATCGTAGAACGGAGATAATAACATGATGAATACAAAAAATAGTATAACGGTACTCGGATGTGAGTATCAGATTACAGTAGTTCAACACGATCAGTATAAAACGTGTGAGGGCTGTGATGGATGGACTGACCCATATAGTAAAAAAATCTTCCTCATCGACCAGACTGCTAACCCAGACTGTGATCCAATCGCAACTGATCCAGCAGGACGAATGAAACAAGTGCTTAGGCATGAAATTGTACACGCTTTCTTTAACGAGTCTGGACTTGTCTACAACTCAAATTTTTCGATGCAGGGATGGGCGACGAATGAAGAAATGGTTGATTGGATTGCATGGAACGGAGAGAAATTGCACAAAACATGGAAGGAGGCAGGATTAGTTGATTAAAGATGATTTGCAAACAAAAGTTGTGGAGCAAGCTGCCCTTATAGCGGCGGCACTCAAAAAAGGTAAAGATGTTGAGGTACGGCGAACTGCAGCCGGAATCAGCGTTGCCGAGGTTAGCAAGAAGGTTGTGTACCGATGACTGTTGACTATATGAAAAATATTGATTGTCTTATTGGCATGAAAGATATTCCGGATAAATCTATTGATATCATCTGCACAGATCTTCCATATGGGATTACAAGAAATAAATGGGATACTCCAATTCCGTTTGATGACTTATGGGGGGGCATTAACCGCATAATCAAAGACAATGGTGCAATTATCCTCTTTGCATCTGGTATGTTCACGGCAGACTTGATGAAAAGCAATTGCAAAATGTGGCACTATAATTTGATTTATGAAAAAGCAAATGCATCTGGATTTCTCAACGCGAACCGTATGCCACTTAGAGCGCATGAAGATATTTGCGTGTTCTATAAGTGTTTGCCAACATACAATCCGCAAATGAAAAACGGTATGCCTGTTAAACGGGTTCGAAAAACTCGGAAAGCAACATCAAAATGCTACGGAAACTATACACCAACTGACTATGAAAGCACACAAAGATATCCAAGATCTGTGTGGAGATTTTCAAATGAAAACGGATATCATCAGACACAAAAGCCAGTTAAACTAATCGAAGAATTGATTAAGACATATAGTAACCCAAACGACACAGTACTTGATATGTGCGCTGGAAGTATGACAACTGCTATCGCAGCTGTGAATACTGGCCGTCATTACATTTGTTTTGAAAAAGATCCTGATATTTTTTTTAATGGCGTAAAAAGATTTAACGAATCAACCAATGGAGGACATGGACAATGAAATTAAAAAGACTAATCGCTACCCTTGTAACCGCAGCAATGTTTTCTAGTGCAGCCATTGGCTGCGGCACTGAAGCTAATAAGGTAAGCGCTAATATTTCTGCACAGGCGGACAACTTCAACATAACCAGGAAGCTTACTGTTCTGAACGCAAGAACTGATACAGTTCTTCTGGAGTTGACTGGAACATTTGCATTAAAGAACAATTCATCAAATGAACTCGAAGTCATTATTGAGACTGCCGAAGGCAAATACCAGAAAGATTATGTATATCTGAATGACTACACCATGTACGTGGTCGAAGATATCTCTGGCTCGGAGGTAGACAAGTACCATTATGAGATCAATTTCTTGCCAGAATGGGGATTTAAGGCAACTCATCACGAGTAAACTTTACGTTTACATGGTAAACACATGTAATACATTCAATTTTAAAGGACCATAACAAGAGTTTGGAAATGAATTTTGCCGTGCTAAAGTGCGGAAAACTTAGAAAACTGTCGCCAAACACTTAGGAAAGGAGAAAAATCTTTTATGACATACGAAGACGCCTTAAAAGCTTCAAAAAATGGTCTAAATGTAATGATATGGACAGGAGAGGAGTATCTGCGCCTAGAAGAAGCAAAAGAATTTCTGAATTGTTCTTCTCATGTAATTCGAAGTAGTGAAGAATACAAAGGATACAAAAAGTTTTGCGAAGCCATTCAAAGCGATAAATGGAGTACTTATACAGAAATAGATCTTAGATGGGAACTTAGAAATTATCGAAAACGTTTTGAACGCCTGAGTCGCATACAAGATGATTTTTTAAAAGAACTACTCGGCAGCAATTATACAGCCCGGTATTCTAGTGAGCAAATGATCGTTGCCGATGCATTCAACACTCTTTATAGCCTAAAACGCAACCAAAAAATACTTCTGTTTACAACTATTGTATTTTTAGCAACAACAATTATAGCCTTGATGGTTTGAAGGAGGACTTTATGGAAATTTTGACACCTACTTACACATATGAAGAACTTACGGGTACTACATGCTTACTGGAAAATATGCGTGATAATTGCATTAAAAAGGGCACCGATACTTACGATGATCCAGACAGGAAAAGAAAATACGAAGCACTGAATATTGCAATTGATGCCATCAAAAAACTGCCAGCAAAAAAGAAAGCTATGCTTTCACAGCCAATGGCTGGCAAAACTGATGAGGAAATTGTTGCAACAAGAGAAAAGGCTGTTGCAGCTTTAGAGGCGAAGGGCTATGAAATCGTAAACACTCTTTTTACAGACGAGTGGTACAGCAACGAGTCGATGAAGGAACGCGGTATTGTACAGATTCCGCTCTGTTTCTTAGCAAAGTCTCTGGAGAACATGAGCCTGTGCCATGCTGCATATTTCTGTAAAGGATGGGAAAATGCTCGTGGATGCCGTATCGAACATGATGCAGCAGTAGCCTACGGACTCGACATTATTTATGAGGATTAAAAAAGCGGAGGTATGATATGATTATCACAGGAATGGCACACTTCCAGAATGTGTGCAAAAGAAAATTATCAGAATGGTATAACAAACAAGAGGGAGCAGAGTATATTACTCCAGGTAATGTTTTAGTTGTGTGGAGTTGTAAGACTTTGCAAAACTACAAGTTACTGGCAACTACCACAGTGTCGGGAGATGGAGTGTACGCTGAGTATACCTATAATGGAGATACGCAGGAATTATACGAAGATGTGTATAAAAAGGTGCAGAATACATGCCATAAGGAGGAGTACGCATGAAATTTTCAGAAGCATTTGGATTGATGAAACAGGGTGCACTGATAAAGCTTCCATCATGGGCAGGCTATTGGTACTGGTCCAAAGAAAAGCAGACCATCATCATCCACACAAAAGATGGTGAGGAGTTTGACATTAGAAAAACAGCTAATCCAGATTATACTTTTTCAAACATTGCATCCGATGATTGGATTGTTTGGCGTTTGAACAGTGAGAGCCTTAACAGCAGAGCTAAGATGGCTATGATTTCGCAGCCAATTTGTGGGAAAACCATTGAAGAAATTAAAGCCACAAGAGAAAAAGCCGTTCAAACTTTAAAAGAAATGGGGTATGAACCTATAGATGTTCCTTTTTTAGGAGAATGGTACAACTCCAAGGCTTCTCTTGAGCAAAGCAGCGTAGTCACCGTTCCTGAATATTTTGTTGCTGAGTTTTTTATTCGTATAACCCGTTCTAACGCAATTTACTTTTGTAAAGGATGGAAAAATGCGGTTGGTTGTTGGCTCGATCATAATGCTGCTTCGGCATATGGGCTAGATATCATCTACGAGGGGGATTAAGTACTATGGATTTCAGAGCTGCATTTTCCAATATGAAAAAAGGCATTCCAATGAAAAGAAAGAAATGGAATGAAGTCTGGTACTACGACAAATCAAAGAAAACCTTAATAGCGAAACACGATTCAGGAAAGCTTAAAGAACTTTTCAACATTCCTGACACTGCTGATATGACTTATATTTTTATGGGAATGCTTGCAGAAGACTGGGAAATTGCAAATAATTCTAGTGAATCGCAAACAGCTAACGGAAAACAATTATTTACATTTAGCAAAGCGCTAGATTTACTAAAGCAAGGTTATAAAGTCGCCCGAATGCGTTGGTATGGAAGCGGACGTTTTGTTTTATATCGCAAAGGTTTACCAGCTGGCCATCCTTGTGATATAGGCACAGTGGATGCCTATTTAGAAGTTGATAACGGAGAAGGGCTTCTTAACTGCGATCCATATCTTCAGATGCGTTATATTGACGGTTCACTTGCAATGTATCTTCCAAGCGTGGAAGATCTTTTAGCGGAAGATTGGTATATTGAATAAAAATGATGGGAGGAAAATGGAGAATCTAAAATATTGTGCTCCACAAAGCAACTTAGCCGATGGCATACAAAAGCTACCTGCTGAAAAAATTCAATTTCGATATTTTCCAACAGGAATAGAATCAGAGAAGTCGGACTATTACAAGCTAGCCTGTTTATATATGGGGCTTACAGAAATGTACGACAGAAGTTTGACTGATGAAAGAAGTCGCTTTGATAATACTGAAGCATTTGTTGCTAACCATCATATATATCATCTTAGTCAAAAATACAGTTGCTCTATTCGAAAATCTATAATAAATACTTATTTTGTGATGTGGAGCGATGTCCAAGAAGAAATAAAAAAACATTATCGTTACTCTGCTCAACAATGGGTAGATGAATATGAAAGAATATGGAATAAACACGGAGGAAATTAAATGGTTAGAGTAGGTAGTGCACGTATTGATGAAAACGGAAAATTGAAGGGCGGACAGCCTGGCGACCAGACAAGACAGGAAGTGGCGATTGAGCCATGGTATCCAAATCCTAAAAAGTATGTTGTCGCCCGTGCCAAAAGAGCCAGCGTCCGCGAAAGCATTGCAAGCGATATGGAAGCAGCATGTGCAAATGATATGATTGGATATAACCAGGCGCGGTCTTGGGACTTGTACGACAAGTCAAAACCGTATGGATGGGATTGCTCAAAAGTAAAGGTTGCCAGTGACGTAGATTGCAGCACATTAGTTCGCGCTTGCGTAGCATATGCTCTGCAAAGGGATATCCCGTGGTTTTCGACGCTGAATGAAATTGAGAAACTTTCTGAAACTGGAGAGTTCGAAATTTTGCGAGATGAAAAGTATTCACAGTCACCGGATTACCTACTGCGTGGAGATATACTCTGTACAGCTACACAAGGTCACACGTTGGTTGTCCTTGACAATGGTGCAAAGGCCGGACAGTCTAGTAGCCAACCGCCTCATAACAGCACAGAAGGCAATACAAGCCTTTGTGGCAAGGGTATTGGAACAGCAGTTGCGCTCACACCTATGAAGATCCGCACAGGGGCAGATACATCTGCAAAGAAGCTTGATACAATCAAGACTTCTGTAGCCGTAGAAGTCCTTGAAATCACTGCTTCTGGTTGGTATAAGATTGTATGGCCAGGTGAGGCTTGTGGATATGCCTTTACAAAGGCAGGAAGTGGCTATTACAGCTATTCTGCAAATGCTAACGCACAAGTTATAAACTTAGGTGATAAAGTCCAATTCACGGGCAATAAACAGTATATGTCAGCATGGGCTGATAAGCCAATCACTGCAATTCCAGAAGTTGCAACTGTAACAAGTATTTGTGAGAGTGGCAAGCATCAGTATCACATCATAGGCGATAATGTCTATGGTTGGGTAAACAGAGAAGACATAGTAAGAAAATAATTAAAACGGCATAATCAAAATGGTGATTATGTAACAGCCAAAATGGAGGCTCTTCTTTAAATGTTAAGAAAGGAGGAGCCTCTTTTTGTTAGAGTTAAGACAGCACAAAGAACGTGTGGAGAATATACAGCGCCAGATCATCATGCAGCCTACATACAGTCAGCTCAACACCTTATGTGGCGGAGCAAGACTGATTCTGCTTGATGCCAATGAGTTTATACCAAATCGCGATTTTAAAAATCTTGATGCGTATAGAGGGTATGGCGACCATGTAAATAGCTATGTCCGATGGTACTGCAATCGTAACAGAAAAGTAGAGGGTGACGAGTGGGACAAACTGTATTGGCAGACCTATCTGAATGGTGCGAGAGCAAGAATATTCAATGATTATTTACTGTTTTTGGAACGTAAACGTGATCCTAGGAACATGTTTTATAAGCCAAAAATTAAACAGTTTGAAAAATTTAAGCTTATCGAAGCTTACCAAGGAATGTTGGATGATCGTTATGATAGACTGTGTATTTCTCTGCCTCCTGGTACTGGAAAAACCACCCTTTTAAAATTCTTTCATTCAGCGATTATAGGGTGGTTCCCAGAAGATTATAGTTTATTTTGCTCTCATTCTGGCGATATTACACGAATGTATTATGATGGTGTTTATCAGATGATAGACGATACTATTGAATATGCGTGGAACGAAATCTTCCCAGGTTTAAAAATTACATCAACAAATGCATTGATGCAACAGTTTAACGTGGGAAGCTACAAACCATTCCCATCGCTACAAACAACATCAATTGGTGCAAACAGTTCAGGTAAGGTGCGAGCAAACAAATACTTGCTATCAGACGACTTAATTGGTAACAGCGAACAGGCGTTAAATAAAAACTATCTTGATAAAATATGGCGTTTTTATTCTGTAGATGCAAAGCAGCGTAAAACTGTAGATAGTGATGGAAAATCATGTAAAGAAATTATGCAGGCTACTAGATGGTCAAACCAAGACGTAATTGGTCGAGTAATAATTCTTTATCAAGATGACCCTCGCACAAAAATTATATCTGTACCTGCAGTTGATCCCATTACTGGTGAGAGCAATTTCAATTATGCAGTCGGTGGATTCACGAAAGAGTTCTTTGCAGATCAGGAGCTGACAATGGACGAAATTTCGTACAAATGTCTTTTTATGCAAGAACCAATCGAAAGAGAAGGACTATTATTTCCTGGAGAAAAAATTCAACGCTATAAAGAACTTCCTAAGGGAACTCCAGAATTGATTACTGCGCAATGTGATACAAAGTCTAGTGGAACTGATTTTTTTGTTCTTCCAGTATTTTTAAAATATGGCAACCTCTATTATTGCATAGATTGCATATGCAGTAATTCTACAGACTATGAGGCGCAGTATGAAAATTCTGCTAACATTTTAGTCAACAACAAAGTTATGGATTGCGAATTTGAAGGAAACAATGGTGGCGATCGAGTTGCCAACGAAGTTGCCAAAAGAGTTTTAGAAAAAGGATGGATTTGTAATATAAGCCATCCTATGACTGAATCGAACAAAGAAGCCCGAATTTTTCAATGTTCGAATTGGATACTGCAAAATATCGTTTTTAAGGATATGGAAATGTACAAGCCACGTGAACCATATGGAATTATGATGTCACTTTTGGCCCAATACTCGGCAACCGGAAAAAAGCAGCTTGATGATGTACCAGATACATTTGCAAACTTCGCATTACGCATACAGCGTAGAAAACCAAGGCCAACAAGAATCATTAACAGCATCTATTAAGATTGGAGACATGTATGGATACAAAACACTATCTTTCACAAATTAGCGTACTTGATCTTAAAATATCAAACAAGATTTATGAAAAAACACAGTTAAAGAATATGCTTTGCTCAGTTCCGAGCTGTGTAAAAGATGTCAATGTGCAAACTGGACATGTCACAGATAAGACTGCATCTACGATTTGTAAGCTGATAGATATGGAACGCGAGATTGATTCAATGATTGATTCTTTTGTGGACTTAAAATCTAAAATCATTGTTCAAATGGAGCAACTTGAGTTCAAGTATTATAATATACTGTTCAAACGTTACGTTGCACAGCAACAATGGTGCGAAATAGTAGATGAGTTACATTTTACGCAGCGACATGTTTTTAAACTCCACAAAGAAGCATTAAACGAATTTGAGAAAAAGTTTGGGAGTGAATACCTGAGCCAATAAAAAATAGCAGGGGAAGCAAATTCTCCTGCTATTGATGTTTTAGCAATTTTGATTTTCCTGAAATTCCTTTAAATCGCTTTTTAACTTGTCCATAATTTTGTCTGTATAGTTGTTATCCTGGCGTTCTGTAAAATTTTGGAATACTTGAGTACCTTTAGCAACTGCCTGCGATGATTGTTTTGCTTTCGATGATACATCTCCTTGTATAAGCTTTCGCAAATACAAAAATCGACTACGAATCGGCTTTTGCTCATTTCTTCGCTTAATTTCAGCAGCTTTCTGTGCTATATACTGGTAGTAAGCCTTTTCCAGATCTTCCTTTTGGCAACTTGGCAGCTTATGAACTGGTACTGTTACGAGTAGCGTCTGTATCTCTTCTAGCTGTGCCTGTGATAGTTTCCATTCATCCAATGCACTTTCCCAGAGCGGACGATCTAGTGTATCTTCCTTCGGCACTGGCGCTTCTGGAACTTGCACTTCCAATATAGGTAATGTTTCGACTTCAAATCTTATACCAACTACCGTTCGCCCTTTCTTAATGGGTTCATATGTGTACCGACATTCAGTTTTTTCATCCATTTCTTTCTGAACACGTTTCAATATCTTTTGATTAAAAAACTTGTATTCTTTATACAGTTCCTCTTTATCACAATCAAGTATTTGCCTTAATTCATCAAGCTGCACTTCCCAATTTTTTCGAAAACGGTTTTGCTCAAGATACGTAAACATGATATACGTATAACGGCTTGTGAGTAATGTTATGCAGCGCAGCTTATACCGAAGATATCCGAGGTTTTCAATATTAAAAAAATACTTCATTGCTTTTTGAGAACACTCTAGCTTTACTTGCCACAGCCCGTAATCATCTTGTTCTGCCGTTGCTTCTTCAAATAACGTCACCAATCTAAAACCTTGTTTTTCACTATCATCTTGCACTTCTATTACATTTCCCATAAGATGCTTTAATCTTGCCTTGAGGTCTTGATTGTTGATTTTTTTTACTCCTAGAATCTTTTCAAGCTCGCCTTTCTCGAAAACAACTGTTCTCCTGTCTGGCTTGTGACTATCTATGCGCGATAGGTATGTATCGAGTATTTTAAATTCTGCAAGCGATAGCTCGGAACGCCATAAGGAAAACAGCGGTAAACTTTTTTGAACAGTAAGTTTGTCTCCATTTCCTAAACTGGTTATTGGCCCAATCTTTTTTCTAGCCATGTGTAAAACCTCTCTTTCTCTACTTTTATGTTTATTATAGCACCATAAGTTACCATTGTAAATACAAAATTGTTACCTTTTTTATATTTTATGGAATTTCTTGGTTACTCATGCAGAATTTCTTGGTTACTCATGCAGAATTTCTTGGTTACTCATGCGGAATTTCTTGGTTACTCATGCGGAATTTCTTGGTTACCTATGCATATCAAAAAGCTAGTATTTACGCGGCTTTCAAAGCTCCCGTAATCAAGAGAGTAATCAAGAGAGTAATCAAGAGAGTAATCAAGCTATCAATCAAGGAAAGCATTGGTAGGCAGATAAAAAACAATTCAATATTAACTATGACATTTTAATTGGAATTTCATGGTTACCTATAACACTAAAACCTATCATTTAATATCACTAAATGACACAAGATATCATCTTGAATACATGCTATTACTATGATACTCTCAACAATAGAAAAGTATGAAATAAAGTTAATTGCGCCTTACATATGTATGGCGCTTTTTTATTACCCAAAAAGGAGACAGCCATGTTAACGATTAGAAGCAAGAGTATATCACTGTCAGGAGACAGCACAGTAAATGATCAAGTGGTTTTTGCGTTTCAGGCAAAAATCAATTCAAACAATCCTAAAGAGGTACAGTTTAGCAACTGGATAAACAACCATGAGTTATACAAGCAGAACCGGAAGGAATGCAATTCCGATTACGAGTCTTTCCAGGACGAAGTATACAAATTGCAAGACTCGATGCTGCCGTCGGCTGAAACGCTATGAGTAGCCAGATAATTACATGCCCCAATTGTGGAAGAATTATTTTCCACTATGACAAGAAAGCGACAAACGCTTTTGAAGTGCAATGTAGGAAATGTGAGCAAATGACTTGCATTCTTACACAGGACGGTATTGTGCAGTCAGTTAAGCCTATAAAAAAGATACAAGCCAAAAGTAGCAGCGGCAAAAGATTCTATTAAGAAAGGAGGGCGAACAGAATGTGGATACTAAAGGGACGTCAAAAGATATATACGGACGCAAAAGAAATCACTGCCGACAACATAATCAAAGAATTGTCAAAAGCATATGAGAAGCATAAATTTAATCGGTTAGAGATGCAATATCTTATAGATTTTGAAGCCGGCGATCAACCACTGGACAGACCCAAAATTGTTCGCCCTGAGATCAATATTAAAGTAACTGATAATGCCGCAAACTACATCACTGATTTCAAAATGGCGTATTTCTGGGGAACGCCAGCAATGCTGATACAGCGATCCGACAAAGACGCACACAAAACACCAGCAGGCTTAGACGATGAAGGAATATCTGCACTTAACGAAATGCTTACAAATGCTTGCGACATAGGTTACAAGAATCAGGAGCTTGGCAATTTTGTTGAAAAAGTAGGTGTAGGATATCGACTTGTTGACGTTAAAACCGATTTTGAAGAAGATGACGAAGCACTTGTGGATATATATACGCTAGACCCAAGATATGCTTTTTGTGTATATAGCAATGATGCCAAACAAAAGAAGCTAATGGGAGTAACATACAGAACGGACAATGGTGAACAATATTTTACGTGTTTTACTCCTAAGATGCGCTTTGAAGTCTCAAAAGGCAAAATTGTTAAAAAATCATTAAATCCGCTCAAAAAAATAGCAATAGTCGAATACGAGAGATCTGTTGACAGAACAGGCTGCTTCGAGAGGCAAATATCAGATTGTATCGAACTTAACACGCTGGTCTCTGATTTTGCAAACCTTACAGCGCAGCAAACTCAGGAGATATGGTGGGGCAATGATGTTGATTTCCCAGTTGACCCCAAAACTAAGAAGCCTATAGAAGTGAAGTCGGGGCAATGGGTACTTACTAGCACAACACCAGATGGAAAGACACCGCAAATCAAGGCACTATCTAATGCATTTGATACAAACGCAACATTAACAGCGATAGATACACGCTGGCGAAGAATTTTACAAAAATGCAAAGTACCTACACAACAAGATTCAGAAGGCGGTGGCTCCACAGGAACAGCAATGGATATGTCTAGCGGATGGAGTGCAGCTGAGATTGACGCTGTGCGCGAGGAACAGATTGTGAGCAAGGCACAGCGAGAGGAACTTAAACTTATCATAAAAGTACTCCAATTAACTCCATCAAATGTGCTTAAAGACGATGATCCAATCAAAAGAGTACATGTTGGAGACATCAATTTCCACTTCTCAAGAAGAAAGAACTATGACATGTCTGTTAAAGCAAATGCTTTATCAACCCTTATTAAGACTGGTGTACATGGTAGACATGCGCTTAAATTTATTGACGGTTTTGAAGACACCGAGGCTACATGGAACGACAGCAAGGAAATGATAGAAGCAGTACAAAGGGCTGCTGCATCAAGTGGAACCGCAGCAGCGGAAGACAGCGAGCCAACTGATAGGCAAATAGATCAGTTGGAAACAAGTCCTATAACCGGGAAGGTATAAGGTGATGATATGGCACAGATATTTGGTTTTGATGAAATCGAAAAGATACGGTCCATGCCATACAATAGATTTTTTGGTGAAATGGGAATCACAAAAAAGCAAAAACAAGAACGCGTTGAATTTTCAAATAAAATTGAAGATGATATGCGTTTTTTAATTTTACTCATCTTGATCATGAAAGAGACAGGTAGAGTTGATGCCAAGAAAGCAGCAGAACAATTTGAAGCAAAATTGTTGAAATGGATTGCGCGATATATCGATCTTGACAGCGAGACAAAGGTTTATATATCAGATTTTTGTTTATCTACAGCACAGGTAACTGCGGATCATGTCAACGAAAAATATTATGTCTCAGAAGACCGAATACGTCTGGTCAGCGAAAACACAGCCCTCGATTTTTTAAACCATAAAGACTTCAAAGAGGCGACCAGAAATAAAACATACAAAACATGGAACACAATTATAGATGGAAAAGAACGCGAAACACATCACAAGGAAGATCAAACAACAATACCGATAAACGACTACTTTTTAGTAGGAAAAGCACTTATGCGGTATCCGCACGATATGGCAGTTGCTTTTACTAACCCGGAGGAAGTAATCAATTGTCGCTGCTGGGTGACGTACTCTTAATTTATGCAAAGAATAGGCTCTTTAAACGAAGGTTTGAAGGGCTTTTTGTTTGCACAAAATTAGGGCAAACAAGTCGGAGACGGACTTTAAGGAGCAAAACAGCTCAGAGAAGAGCTTAATAATCGCACAAATCAAAGCGGAGAGAACCGCACAAACGCAGAAAGGAATGAATTTATGAAGACTCAGCCGATTTTCAAAACATTTGAACGCAATGCCACCAAGAGAAAATTAAACCTGCAGCTTTTTGCAGAGCCGACACCGGAGGTTGAAACTCATGAAGAGCCAAAGGGATCAGGTGATGATCACGAACCGGAAACTGATGCTGATGTATTAAGAGTGCAGCTTGCACAGGCAAACGCACAAATCGCGAAACTCACAAACAAAGCTGATGCATTGGCATCCGAGAATGCAGCTAAGACAAAGCAGCTCAGAGAAAAGATGACTGCTCAAGAGAAGGAAGCGGAAGCAAAGAAAGAAGCAGAAGCCGAGAGAGACAAGCAGTTCAAGGCAATGCAGCGTGAGCTTACGATCATGAAATCTACCAATACATACATGGACACTTTGGAAATGTCCAAGGAAGTAGCACAACAGTACGCCGAGGCAAGAGCTGACGGAGATGGAGATAAGGAAAACGAAATCTTGAGGCAGCACATGAAAACGCTCAAATCAAAGATGATGCAGGAGTTTTTGGCAGAGCGCGGCGAAGTTAATGCCGGCCACGGAGACAGTCACGAGAGCAAGGCTGTTGAACTTATGAAGTCACTACCGACGTATTCAACAGAGGTTGATGAGAGTGTTTTGAAGCAATACATGTAAAGAAAGGAAGTAAGAAATGGCAAGAGGAGACATGAGATATGCAACAACCGAGATACGTCCATCCGGTGCAGAGATCTTAAACAGAGAGGTGTTCGAAGGAGTGCCAATGACTATTGATTTTACAGATGTCAGCACTACTGATAGTGATACCGGAGAGAAGGTTGTAAAAGCAGGAAGCGTAATTAGCGGAACAGGAACAGTAGTTGCAGCAACACCATGGACAGGCGGAGCTGGAATCTTACTTTTTGATGTGTATGAGCATCGACCACAAGGAACGATTCTCAAAAAGGCATACATTAACAAGTCAAGAGCAGAACAGAATGCAGGAATCACCTATGATGCAGACTTAACTAAGATCCTGCCTATGATCGTGGTTGAGTAAAAAGGAGGAGCAATGGCAGTTTTAATAACAGATATTTATGATTCACAGGCAGTTGCCGCAAGACGCACACAAGATCCGAGTAATGCCATGGGCTTTGTCGGAAAGGCTTTTTTCCCAAACAGAAAGAAGCTGGGCTTGTCGTTAAAATGGATTAAGACACACAAAGGCTTAAATGCCATCTTAAAGCCAAGTAATTTTGATGCAATTCCGATGATCAGAGTCCGTGAGGGATTCAAGCAGGAGTCTACAGAGATGATCTTTTTCCGTGAGAGCATGACTGTACGAGAGGAAGATTTAATGCGACTCATGGAGATAGAAGACGCTAATAGCCCATTCATTGGAGACATTATATCATCAATTTACAATGATGCTGCAAGGCTTATTGACGGTGCAGAAATCGCTGCCGAAGTAATGCGAATGGCACTACTTGCGCCAAAGGACGGAAAGCCATCTATTGCAATAGGAACCGGGGAACCAGAGAGTGACAATATGGTTTATGGCTACGATTACGATAGCGATGGAACATATAAGCAAAAGCATTATTTGAAAATCGAAGGCACTGATACTTGGGATCATCCTGACACAGCGAAGCCATTAAAAGACGTTCAGCAGGGTACTAAATATTTAAAGTCAATCGGAGTACTTCCTCGCTATGCGATGATGAACAGCACTACATTTGACTATCTCGTTGAAAACGAGCAGATCAAGAACGCTTTAATTACTTCTTCTGGCAAGACGGTTGATTTTACCGATGAAGCAACCGTTAAGGAGATCTTTACGCGAAAGACAGGCCTGACACCTATTATTTATGACAAGATGTACATTGACTACAAGGGAAAGACTCAAAAGTTCTATCCGGATGACAAAGTAACCATAATCGGTGCAGGAACACTGGGATCAACATATTATGGTGTGACACCAGAAGAGCGTACATTGATGTCGAATAAAAATGTGGATGTTGCCATGCTTGACAACCGCATTGCAATTGCAACAAAAACTGAGCAGGGACCACCTATTAAGACTACAACCAGCGTATCACAGATTGTGCTTCCATCATATGAGGGCATCGACAGCACATTTGTAATTGACGTCAAGTAATGAAATTTGATCACATGATCAAGCTTAACGGAATCTACTATGCAGCTGGTGAAGACGTCCCAATGGAAGAGAAAAACGATGCCCCAGAGATTGATGTCCCGATGGAAGAGAAAATCGAAATTCCAGAGTTGCAAGTTGATGATGAACCAAAGCGAAGAGGCAAGAAACCAAAAGCTGTTTGATGGAGGTGAGAAAGTATGAGTTATACAGACAACCTTGCAGACGAGCTTTTTTTTGATTTGCAAGTTGAACTTTCAAATGATGAAGAAGGCGGCAGCTTTTCGGAACCGTTACTCAAGCAAAAAATCAAAAGTGCAATCAGAGAAGTCAGAGACAAAAGAAGATATCCACTTGGATATACGGACGGAATGATTGCACAAGATTTAGATAGGTACTATAGCCAGATTCGCAATTTAGCTTTGTACGATTATAACTCGATTGGCTTTGAGGGTGAGAGTCAGCACAGTGAGGATTCCATTCAGCGAACAATGGTGGATAGAAACACTTTGTTTGCTGGAATAATACCGTTAGCAACAGTCTAAGAAGGATGTTCGCCAGTGTGTTTGCAATGCTTGTGAATACATTGGCAGGGTGCATATTAAAGTGGCGGTGGGCAATATGCAAAAATATAAGCAGGAGATATAAAGATGCAAGAGTTTTTATTACAAACATACACAATCATCCTTCCGATTGCTTTAGGATACATTGTTTGGCTTCTGCAGCAACAGAAGAAAGACAAGAACGCGAATGAGAGAGGAACCATGCTGTTATTGCGTGTGCAACTGATCGAGTATCACACGAAATACATGCGGCTAGGGGAGATACCACCCTATGCTTATCAGAACTTCGAGGAAATGTATGAAGCCTATCATGATTTAGGCGGAAACGGCATGGTTAAAAAGATGTATGAAGAGATCAAAGAGTTGCACATCAAGAGTGGAGGAGGTAAATAAAATGGATATATCGAGCATGACTACCGTGATTGCAATTGTAGTTATTTGCTATTTGATTGGGCTTGCAGCAAAGACGATTCCAGCAGTCAAGGATAATTACATTCCGGTCATTGTGGGCACTTTTGGCGGCGTTTTGGGAGTTTTAGGAATGTATGTTATACCAGACTTCCCAGCGCAGGATATTCTGAATGCAATTGCTGTCGGCATTGTATCAGGTTTGTCTAGCACTGGCGTCAATCAGGTATACAAGCAGTTAAAAAATGGCGCGGACAAGTAGAAGAAATCGCCAACAGATGTGGTATTCGTACCAAGTCGGAAAAGTGCCTGGATATCTGAGAGACGAAAATGGTGACATTCAGTACGAGAGTTACGTTGGAGCTGATGGGGAGGTATATTTTTATACCGATGATGAAGGCAAAAAAATCCCGAAAGAAAGCGGTGAAATGGAAGTGCTTTATAGCAATCCTGTGAAGTTTTGGGGAACAATCACATCACAGCTAAAAAACGCTATCATGCGAGCATGGGGAAGCGACAGCACAAACAATTATGCTACGCTCATCTTAGCTAAACATGCAAAAGACTCTGGCGGAAACGAACTTAACTTGCCGTTTGGAGCAAGAATTTGGCTGCATTCAGAAATTAAAACGAAACCAAACGGATCACCAGATGAAAATTCTGCTGACTATCAAGTGAGTGGAATCATGAATGAAGCACTGAATGAAACGTCTTACTATCTGCAGGTGTTGCAGCAAAGCGTGGAAAAAAACTAATGGCAAAGGCTTTGGAAATAAAGGTGAGCGGAGTAGATGAAGCCATAAGGATGTTGGAACGTTACCAGAAAACGTTCCAAACGCGAGTAGAGCTTTTCATGAAGAAGCTTACTGATTACGGAGTTAAAAAAGCAACAGAAGAAGTCTTGACGATGGATGCAGTATTTACTGGTGAACTTGTAAATAGCATTCACTCAACCGAGATAGAGAGCAACGCAGAGCGAGTTATCTTTGCGGTAGAAGCTGATTCAGAACATGCTATCTATGTAGAAATGGGAACAGGAATTATAGGCGCTACTACTCCATATCCGGGCAAGCTCCCGGCTATTTATGCGCAAGGAAAAACAATTAGAAAAACGGCAGACGGTAGATATGGCTGGTATTATCTGGGCGGAGATGGAAAGTGGTACTTCACAGAAGGTATGCCATCAAGACCATTCATGTATCATGCCTCAACACAAATGAGACATGATATTGAAAGAATTGCAAGGGAGGTGTTTGGATAGTGGCTCAGAATCAATGGGTCATCGACCTTGAGAGCAAGGTATTATCCCTTGTGAAAGGCAAGACATACAACAAGCTAAAGAAAAGATATCCACAAATAATGTACACCACCTCAAATATAAGCAATGATTCGCAGCGTAATTTTCCCTGCGTGTACGTCCATGAGTTGGGTGGAAGCGAAGCAAACTCCGATCTGGAACGCACAAGAATCAATACTATAGTGGCAGGATTCCAAATTGAAGTGTATAGCAACACATCACAGCTAGACTGTAGAACTATAATGGCAGAAATTATGGACTGTCTAAAAAAGCTTATGTTCGATGTAAAGATGTCACCATACGCAGACAATCAATCACCAATATATCGTTATGTAGCACGTTTTGAAAGAACATTTGATTGGAATGATATTTTTTAAGCTCCATCGGCAAGATGGGGCTTTTTTAGTAGGAGGAATACAAAATGGCAACAGGCTTAAAAAGTAGGATTATTTACAGAGAGAAAACAAAGGAAGATAGCGCAGCCGATTACTGGGCAGGTGAATATAAGCTCTTGATTAGGGCAAAGTCAATTCCATCACCTATTGGCAGTGTTAACATGGTTGATACATCAACCTTGGAAGACTTGATGGAGACTCAGGAGCAGGGAAGAAGAGCAGCTGCGTCAATGGAAGTACCAGGTGCTTTTGAAAAAAAATATAAGGACGAACTTGTTAAAAATGAGGGAAAGCAATTAGATATCTGTATTCTCTACGGAACAGATGGAAAAGGCTCAGAAGGAATTGCAGCGTTTATAGGAACAGAGTCTTTTGCACCAGATGAAGCGACAGAAGATCATCTTACAGGAACAGTAACAATTGCTACAGTAACCAATCCAAGATGGATTGAGGATAGTTATACCGTATCTGTAACAGAAGATGAGAATGGTTATCCAACATCAATTACACTGGCAAAGAAAGAAATGTAACAACTATATTCGGGAAGCGTGAGCTTCCCGTTTTTTGTTTAAAGGAGAATGAATTATGAAATTTATGAATTATGAAATTAAGTTTGGAATCGAAGCAACTACAAAGAGCGGAATTTTAAAAAAGATTAAAGAAATTCAACAGTCCAGTGATGATGAAGCTCAACAGTCCAGTGATGATTTTGTTGATGAGATTGAAATGATACTTAATATGCTTCCGGAGTTTTTACTGGTAGGGCTGCAAAAAAGACATAAGGACGAGTTTGGATACGATTACAACACAAATAAAGGCAAGGAAGAGGCAACAGCAAAGGTATGCGAATTGATTGATGAGTATACCGATCAGGAAGATTCAAGTATTAGGGAGCTTTTTGAAGAACTGATAAAAGAGGTGATGCAGAATGGTTTTTTCAAGAAAGAAGTTCTGCAGATGAAAGCGGAGAAAGAAGCGAAAGAGCAAAAAACAGAGTAATAGATCCAATTGATTATTACGATGAAAAGCTGCTTCCGTATTTTCTATGCATTACGCAACAATACGGCTTTACTGCTGAAAAAATAGGCGATATGTGTCCGTGCGAGTTAAAACCATATGAACTTGCTTACAAGCTGCATCAGCAGCAAGTTGATATACAGAACCACATGCTTGGCAGGTATGTGAGAATGTCTATTTTATCAACACTGGGTAACAGCCAGTGGTTCAAAGGCAAGCATACACCGCCATTTGAATATCCAGATATGCCTTTCTTGCAACAGGAGGCAAAGAAAAGTGAAAACGGTAATGTGGAATCTAACGAAGAAATCGCAGTGTACGAAATGAGACAAAGAATCAGGCAACTTGAAAAGCAAGGATTGCCAGAGAGTCCAATCTAGGGAGGAGGGATAAAATGAGCGAGGTAAATATTGATTCAATACGGATTGAGGCTAAAACAAATATCAAAGAGGCTATATCCGATATTGAAGCATTGAAACAATCCCTAACTGGATTGAGCGACAACAAAAGCGGAATTGATCATTATTCAACGTCTGTAAACGGGTTAACGCAAAGACTGACGAAGTTGACAGGAATAACCAATAAGGCAGGAATTGCAGCGGTTGAAAAATCTGTAAGAGAACTTGCAGAAGCATCTATTAAGCTTAACAACTTGCAACTTAACGAAAAGAAGGGTTCAATCTTTTCCGAGGACACATGGAAAAGAGCCATGGAGAACGTGGAAAGTGCGATGGAAAACGTAAAAAATACCATCGCACAGAACGTTAAAGAGATTAGGCAACTAGACGGTGTGGAAAAAGCCTTTGATAATTATATCAAAAAAGCTCGAAATATAAAGATCCCGATTGGCGTAAAGAACGATTTAAGTACAGATAGAGAATTTGCAAATCTGCGAAGTGTACTTGGAAAGAATTTTTCTACAACAAATAGTGGCACAGATTTTGTAGCGTTCATAGATGATATGAACAAATCAATAAATACCACTTTTGATACCACAAAAAACGCAACAGATCTATTTAGGGATGTAGTAGAGCGTTTAAGAGATATACGTAAGGAAGCTGTGATGACATCACAGGATGTTATTAAAAATGGCTTGATTCCAGTACAGGAAATTGAATCCGAACTGTCAAAGTTTGCTGCAAAAGACATACCTAACCTTAGCGAGAAGTATGGACTCACTGAAAACGATGTTTATGGTGGCAAAAAACTATCAGAAAACAACGAAACAGAAAGCGTAAAAGAAGTTACAAGCGCCATCGGGCAGAAGACCAGAGCGTTTGAAAAAGAGCAACAGACTGTAACCGATGTTGTGAATAGTGAGATGAAAGACCTTATCAATTTAAGGTCAACCATCGAATCTGTTACGAATGCTGTAGGAGATGGAAAAGGCCTGGCAGGAGCATTCAAAGGACTCAAAGAACTTGGCTTGGGCGAACTGGCTTCTTTGAAAAACATTGACTTTTCTGGAATTGCAAAGCTGAACAGAGAAAGTTTAAAAACAATAATCGGAAAAAAGTATACTGGACTATCAGATGCAGAAAAGACCATCATTCAAAATGCAGCGAATAAAGCCGTTGCGCCAGAGAGCGTGCCGTGGTTAGAAGACTATAAAAATCTGATACAGCAAGCAAGGGAAGAAAGTCAAAAGTTTTTAGGTGAATTTTACGTTCCTGAGAGTGTTGAAGAGCTTCAAACTGAATTTGTGGGAATCTCAAAAGAGATAGTGCGCTTAAAGGAAAATATGCAAGAAGCATTGAGGACTATTGATACTGATGGTGTATCACAGATGGTTAATGACTTGTCACAGGCGATAGCTTATGCGAGTGATTTATCGACTATCGCAGTTCAAAAAGGTATAACGCTTAGACAGCCAAAAAGTGAATGGCAAGAGTATCCACTCAGCAGTTTTCCAGAAGAACTTCGTGGCAATGGCTTGTCAAATACAATGAGTCAAACTGCGAGGGAAACAAGCAACGCTTCAAATCAGTTAAAACAATACAATGAAGATGTATCAAAAGTAATCAGAACAGAAGAGACATTTAAAGATGCCTTGGCTGCTGCTGCGCAAGAACCACCAATATTTAGAGACATGCCAGAGGATATCAACAGATTGAACCGAAACATGCAAAAATTGCCACTTAGCCTATCCCAGTTAAAATCAGATATAAGTGATTTGGCAGGCATCATGCGTGGATTTGTAGGAAAGGCGATATCTGTTGCAGGTGCAATTGGCAAAATAGGATCTTTTGCAGTGAAAGTAAACAAGCAGATATTGTCGTTCACAAAAAGCTTTGCAAAGTTGTCATGGGAGTTCTTAAATTTTGGTTCAAGCAAAAACGCATTATCTGGGTTAAAGAGTCCGTTCAGCCAGTCCTCAGCTAGTCTTGGGGATTTTAACAAAAAATTAAAACACGGAATTACAACTGTGTTGCGCTACGGTTTTGGAATCAGATCTTTGTATGTACTGTTTAACAAGCTACGATCAGGAATCAAGGACGGAATCAACAACCTTGTTATGTTTAGCGATAGGGCAAATAAGAGCTTGTCATTGCTGACATCTGACATGTCATATGTTGGAAATAGCGTAGCTGCGGCATTTGAGCCAATACTGAATATTGTTGCACCAGTTATTGACCAAATTGTTGATTATGCAATTACAGGAATCAATGCTGTAGGTGCTTTCATAGCATCAATAACAGGGCAAACATCATACACGGTAGCTGTAAAAAACATCAAAGACTATCGCGACAGTTTAAATGGCACAGCATCTGCAGGTGATGCAGCAAGTGACGCAACTGATAAGCTAAAGGACAAGACCGATGAGCTAAAGCGTGAGTTAATGGGATTTGACGAAATTGAAAAATTTTCGGAAGATCTCGATAACGCAGCTAACAGCGGTTCAGGAAGTGGAAGTGGTTCTGGAAACGGCTCAGGAACGGAAGATCCTATACTTTTTACAAAAAAGGATATACCAGGAGCAGTATCGAACTTTGCGGACCTTGTAAAGGACGCTTGGGCGAAATCCGATTTTACTGACATCGGTAAAATCGTCGGAACAAAACTCCGTGATGCACTTGATTCCATTGACTGGGAGCCAATCAAGGAGCAGGCAAACAAAATTGCCAAAGTCACAGGAACGTTCATAAACGGTTTCTTTGAGACAGAAGGTCTTGATGAGAGTGTTGGAAGAACACTTGGAGAAGCAGTCAACACAGCTGTAGGTGCAATCAATACTTTTGTAGATACAACTCACTGGACATCACTTGGCGAATTTATGTCAGGCGGACTTAGAAGTGCAATAGCTACTATTGATTGGAATGGTCTTGGAAAGACTCTGAATGCCAAATACAAGGCTTTGTGGAGCTTCCTTGATGGATTTGTAGTAGATATGTCTAAAATCAATTTTAGCGGCACTACAGGGTGGCAGGAAGCAGGTAATGCACTTGCAAGTACAATCAATAGCATTTTTGCAGATAGAGACTACACAAAAACTGGACAAACTATTGCAACTGGAATCAATGGAATCACATCTGCACTAACAACAGGAATAGAAGGAATTGATTTTAATTCGATATCCAGAAATTTTTCAAACGGAATCAACAGCGTATTTTACAAAATAGACTGGCAAGCAATCGGCACAATGCTATCCGATGGAATGAATACAGCAACTTCATCATTGCTGACTTTCTCGGTAACGGTTGATTGGAAAAGAATAGGCTCAGAACTGGCAAATTCCGCAAATACTTTTTTGGCAGAAACCGATTTCTCACAGGCAGGAAAAGCAATCGGAGAAGCCTTCAAAGGCGCGCTATCCGCAATTAACGAGTTTGCAGCAACATTTAATTGGCGCAGTCTAGGAATTGACATCAACAATTTTATCAAAGGGATAAACTGGATGGGCATTTTAAAGACCTCAGCAAATGTAGTTGCAAATACATTCTTTGGGTTGTTTGAAACTGCTTGGGCGGCTGTTTTTGGTGGACCCGATACAAAGTATACAGCTATCGCAGATAATCTGAACAAAGCACTTTCAAAGCTCAAAATCGAATGGCCAGCAATGGAACAGGAAGAAATTGAGAAATTTGAAAATGTTTCCATAATTGTTGATAAGTTCCTTGAACTAAATGAAAAGTTAAAAAAGAACGGAAGCCTATCTGAGACGGACATGTCGTTGTTTAAGACCTATTATGATCAAATTGTAGAGTATGCACCACAAGCCGCAAATTTGATTGGCAAGGTTGGAGAGGCTTACGAAGGAACTGATGGTGCATTAAAGAGCTTAATCGAAAGCCAGAAAAATTTGGCCATCCAAGAAGGATTTAAAAAGTCTATGCAAGATGCAGCTAAGATTTATTCAGACGCTGCATTGTCGTTAGACGGAGCGGTAACAGAGCTTGTCAACTCAGTTGCAAAAAATCAGCAAGTACTTTACGATGCATGGACACATGATAAACCAGGCACGTGGGATCAATTCCAAACAGATCTAGAAAACCTTTTCCAAAAGATGCGAGATGGATCATTGAATGTAGACAAATTAACTGAATCTGAAAGCCGAATGATCAATGCATTGGTGAGAGCAGACGACCCATTTTCCAAACAAACGGAAAATATCATAGACTTAATAGGCACAAAAAATGAAGCAGAAGAGACTCTTGATAGAATCAGTGCAGCTTCACAAAGGTATGGTGGGAATGCAGAAACTGCCGCTACAAATACTAAAAAGCTTGTAACAAGCCTTGGAAAAATAAAATTCACAGGTGTTTGGAAATCTTTAAAAGATGAATTGAAAAATACGTTAGATGATGTAACAGAAACACTTAAACGTGATGATTTTACGTTAGGAATCAGCAATACCTTAACCGACATGTTCGATAAGGAATTTAAAGTGAATTTAAAGGCAGGATCGCTTGATACCAGTGAGCTTACCCAAAAAGACAAGACAATCCAAGGTGCATCAGCAAATGTTGTGAGTGCTAAAAATGCACTTCCAGACTATGCAAAAAAGCTTGATTTGGTAGCAAATTTGACAAGCAAACAAGATTCAATTGCCGATAGAGTGATCAGTGGATTGACCGGTTGGATGACAGATTTCCAGAATAGGGTTCCAGAGAACAATCGTTGGTTTAGTGGATTGACAGGTTGGATGACAGATTTCCAGAATAGGGTTCCAGAGAACAATCGTTGGTTTAGTGGATTGACCGGTTGGATGACAGATTTCCAGAATAGGGTTCCAGAGAACAATCGTTGGTTTAGTGGATTGACCGGTTGGATGACGGATTTTCAGAATAGGGTTCCAGAGAACAATCGTTGGTTTAGTGGATTGACCGGTTGGATGACAGATTTTCAGAATAGGGTTCCAGAGAACAATCGTTGGTTTAGTGGATTGACCGGTTGGATGACAGATTTCCAGAATAGGGTTCC